GAGATCAAGACCCTGGCCTGCGGGTACCGGGGCGCGCTCGGAGGGACTCGAACCCCCAACCTTCTGATCCGTAGTCAGATGCTCTATCCGTTGAGCTACGAGCGCTTGTCTTGCGGCCCTGACCTGCGTGATTGCCTGCGGGTCAGAAGTATACCTTGATGCCACAGAGGTCACGCACCATATGATCCGACGCTGACCACTGGAGGCAAGGGAAGATGACGAAGACCGCAGTCCGGGCCGCCGCGGGCGTCCCGCTGGCACTCATCGGCGCCACGCTCGACTCGTGGATCCTGTCGCTCGAGGCCGAGAACAAGTCCCCCTACACCATCCGCTCCTACTGCGCCTCCGTCCGGCAGCTCGCCGCCTGGGCCGAGAGCGAGGGCATCGCCCGCGTGGCCACCGAGCAGCTGCGCGCCTTCCTCGCGGCCGAGCTCCGCCGCCGGTACGGCAGGCACGGCAGGCAGGTATCCCCGGCATCCGTCGCCCTGGCACGCCGCAACCTCCGCGTGTACTTCGGCTGGCTGACGGCAGAGGAGCCCGCTCTGGCACCCGTCTCGCCCATGACCGGCGTCGGCGAGATCATCGTCCCCGAGAACGACAAGCCGCCGTTCAGCGCCGCCGAGCAGGCCGCGCTCCTGGCCACCTGCAAGGGCAGCTCGTTCGCCGCCCGCCGCGACCTCGCGATCATGAGCGTGTTCTGCGACACCGGCATCCGCGTGTCCGGCTGCGCGGGCCTGCGCCTGCGCTACGCCGATGACGAGGGCGGCGCGCGCACCGACGTGCGCCTCAAGGACCACCGCCTGGCCGTCAAGCTCAAGGGCGGCCGGGTGCTCATCGTTCCGATCGGCCGGAAGACCGCAGCCGACCTCGACCGGTACATCCGCATCAGGGCTGTCCACAAGCACGCCCTCAAGGAGGCGCTCTGGCTGGCTCCCAGAGGCGCGTTCACGTCCTGGGGGATCAGGCAGATGATGGAGCGGCGCGGCGCCCGGGCCGGCATCATCGACGCGAACCCGCACCGGTGGCGTAACACCTTCGCTCACGACTGGCTCGATGCGGGCGGCAGCGAGACGGACCTGATGGAGATCACCGGCTGGAAGACCCGTGCCATGATCGAGATCTACGCCAAGAAGCTGCGGCAGACCCGCGCCGGGAACTCGCACGCCCGGCTGTCGCCCCGGGACCGGATCTAGCGCCTGCGGGCGAACGTGCCGCGGCCCTGCACCGTGTAGATCAGCTCTTCGCCGCGCAGTACCTCCAGCGCCCGCCGGATCGTGTTCGGCGCCAGGCCCGTTTCCTCGGCCAGCTTCATGATCGACGGGACGACCGGGCCGATGGCCCCGCTCTTGATAGCCGCCCGCAGCTGGCCGGCCAGCTGAACGTAGGGATGGTCTGGCGACTCGGGGTCGATCTGGATCCGCACCGGCAAAGTCTGGCGTGGCAAGCTATGGCGAAGCTACGCAAGCTAATGCTTGCCATAGCTTGCTATGGCAAGCATGCTGGAGAAATGGCCGGCCAGCGCCCGGCGGCGCTTTCTCCTATAGGCCCGGATCTGTGAGGGTCTGGCTGCTGGCCTGCGTGCTCGGCGCCTGCGTGGTTACCTACGCCATCGCCGCGTACCTGCGCCGCAGGTAATCCTGCCGGCCGCCGAGCGCGTCTACCGATCACGTCATTTCCCGAAGGAGCACGACATGGGAACTCCCCGCACCGCCGCCCGCCCGCGGCAGCATGGCTACCCCCAGCCGCCCCGGCCGCCGCGGCGCAGGGCCGGCCGCGGCCCCCGGATCTTCCTGCTCGCCTGCGCGTCCGCGTTAACCATCGTGATCATCGCCGTCAGCCTTTCCGGGGGCGGCAAGCCCGCGACCCCGGAACAGCGGTGCGCCTCGGCGATGCAGGCCTACAGCGCCGCCGGCCTCACCGGCGACTCACCCGCCCGGATCCGCCGCTACGGCTCGCCCGATGACCAGCGGATCCTCATGGAGGCCCAGCAGGCCTGCGACTCGCTGGCGCCCGCGCAGCAGCGGAAGGCCGTCCAGGCCGCCATCCCCTAGCCAGGCCGCCGGCCGCGCAGCGCCGCGCGCCTATCGTGGGAAGCGCAGCGGGCGGCCGCGCAGAGCAGGGCTCCTGCCGCAGGACCGAGGGGGATCCTGGCGGCGGGAGCCCCTGTGCCGTCAGCCGGGCGGCGTGAGGAACAGCCGCCGGGACCGGCCCGCCCCCCACGCCCTGGCCATCAGCCGCCGCGGGCGTAGGTGCCGCGGCCGGGAACCGTGTGGGCCAGCCCCTCGGCGACGAGGATGGCGATAGATCGCCGCACGGTGGCGACGGCCAGGCCGGTGTCCTGGACCAGGCTCGTGATGCTCGGCAGGGGCCTGCCGGGCGGGATGACACCATTCTCGATGTCGGCGCGGAGCTGGGCGGCGAGCTGCCGGTAGCTGGGCTCGGCGGCGTAGGTGTTGATCTCGTATCCCGGCACGGCTACCACGGTAAGCATGCTTGCTATTGTTCCCTGCTCTAGCTCATGGTTACCATGCTAGCCATGGTAACCATAGTAGTCGCGGCCGAGCCGGGCACCGCGGCGGCGGAAGAGGCCCTGCCAGGGCTCGGGGAACTGGCAGGCAAGATCCGCCTGCTCTCGCAGGAAGTGCAGTTCGCGGCCGTCGCCGGGGAGACGGCCGAGTTCATGGCCGCGGCCCGCGCGCTGCGGGCGGCCCAGGCCGAGTGGGATTCCCGGTACGAGTCGTGGCTGGCCTTCCGGCAGGCGACGCTCTGATGGAGCCGCGCCTGTCGGTCCTGGCCCGGATCCTCAACACCCACCCCGGCTGCTGCCCGGTCCAGCTGCCGTCCGGCAGGTGGCAGGCCACGGTGAACGGCCAGCCGGTCGAGCAGGGGGACATCTACCGCCTGTCGATGGCGATCGACGACCTCGACCGGCGCTAGCCCGACCGGCCCGTGCGCGCTGTCCCCGTGCGCGGGCCGGCGGCCGTTCCGGGTCTCTGTCTCTCCTGGCTCGCCGCGCCTCAGGGCACCAGCCCGGCTAGAGTGACAGGCGGCCCCGCGCCGGCTCCATTGAGGCATCGGTCCCGGTGATTGCCGGACTGGCCTTGTGAGGCGTCCTGCTGACGAGGATGTTTCCGGCGCGGGGTCCTCCGTGTGCCGCATTATGGTTGACGGTCGGTCCCACAATGCGGCATTATGCGGGTGTCAGCAGGACCGCACTCACCCCCACGGAGCCTCAGATGACCAGGTACATGATCGCGTGCATCGCCACCGATGACCCCAGCCACCCGGAGTTCGAGCGCGCGGAGATCGTCACCGCCGGCAGCGTCCGCGCCCGCATGGACGAGGAACTGGCCCGGCACGGCCGCTTCTTCCGCGCGCACCCGAACGCGCAGATGATCGGGGAGGGCGAGACGGCCCTGTCGCTGATGGGCCGCTGGCACGGCGAGGCCACCCGGCTGTGCGGCTATCTCGTCCGCTGGGACATCTACCCCGTCCCGCAGTCGATGTACGCACCCGGCGCGGACGAGCGGACGTGGAAGCACCTGGCGGCCGCGCACGAGCGGGCCGCCGCCGACGCGGAGCACCGCGACCGCGCCGCCCGCGCCGGGGAGGCCCTGCGCCAGATCGACGCGAGCGGCAGGCCCGGCCTGGTGAACTGGGTGCTGGGCAGCGGCCTGGATATCACCAGCGCGGCCGCCAAGCTGCGCCAGCTCCACGAGCTGCGCGAGCGTCCCGGCATCGTGCCGCTGATCCCGGCGGCCTACCAGCCGTGGCAGTGGGAGCTGGCGACCGCGCAGGCCGGCGGCAGCGTCGCCGCCGTCGAGCGGGAGCTGCTGGCCGAGATCGCGGCACGCGCGTGACCCGCGTTCCCGCCTCGCCAGAGGACAAGGAGCGCGCCCGCACGCTCTACCGGAGCATGGGCGCGCGTCAGGTCGCCGCCGAGATGCGCGTCAGCGAGCGCACGGTGCGCCGCTGGCTTGACGGCGAGCTGCGGCCTCCTGGCCGCGTGCCGGCCGTCCCGCAGGTCCGGCAGGTCCGGCAGAACTTCGGCCTGCCGCCCGAGCTGGCCCCCGCACCCGGCGACCGGGAGTGGCTGGAGTCCCGCGCCGCGGCCGAGGGGAAGACCGCAGCCGACCTGGAGGCCGAGGCCATCGCCGCGCTGCGCTACGCGCGCAAGCGCGGCGACCCCGCCCGGGCGGCCTTCCCGCGCGCCGACCGGGGCACCACGGCGATGCGGCTCGGCGACCTGCCCAGGACGCTGCTGGTCATGAGCGAGCCGGACTGGCGGACTGCCTGCCTGGTGTGGCGCGGCAAGACCGACGGCGAGGGCTACGGCCACCTGGGGCCCGGCAGGGTGCACCGGGTGGCGTGGGAGATCATCGTCGGCCCGATCGGCGAGGGCATGACCCTGGACCACCTGCGCAGGCGGGGGTGCCGGTACCGGGCGTGCTGGGCGCCGTGGCACCTGGAAGAGGTCACCGCGGAGGAGAACATGCGCCGGACCGGGCTCCCGCGCGGCTACCGGCACAGCCGGCCGCGCCGGCAGCAGCCCGGACTGCCACCCGCATAATGCCGCATTGCGGTTGACAATCGCGCCACAATGCGGCATTATCGGGGTGTCAGCAGGAACGCACTCACCCACGGAGCCCGAGATGGCAGGCACCACCCAGATCCACCCCGACATCCCCCTGGACCGCGCATGGAAGGCCGGCCGCCGCATCTACGTGCGCAGCGCCTACAAGTCACAGCTCAACGCCGACCTGCGCGCCATCGGCGCGACCTGGGACCGCGACGAGGAATGCCTGTGGGTCGGCTCCGGCAAGCTCGACGCGGTCATCCCCCTCATCCAGGCCCAGGCCGGCCGCGCCGCCGCCGTCCAGGCCGTCAAGGACGCCGGCCACTGGATCGCCATCCCCTTCCAGGCCGAGCACGTCCGCGACCAGGCCAAGCAGCTCGGCGCCCGCTGGGACCGCGACCGCAAGGAATGGGCACTCCCCGACGCCGAGGCCCTGGCCGCTGTCCAGGCCGCGCTCACCGCCTGGAACGACCAGCAAGCCGAAGCCCGCGCCCGCAGCGCCGCCGAGAGCCGCGCCCGCAAGACCGAGACCGCCGGCGCGGCCCGCGACCGCATCGTCGCCGCGTCGGGCCGCACCGTCACCGGCGACCCGGTCCAGGTGACCTACCGCCTCGAAGGACGCGGGCGCCGCGCATGGGCCGAGACCTGCGTGCCCGAGGCCGGCACCGTGATGGACAGCAGCCACGGCCGGCTCCTGGTCCTCAGCGGCAGCGCCGAGTTCCGGTCCGAGGACGCCCTGGCCGACCAGTCCCCGCACCTGGAGCCCGGCTGGCGCGTCATCGTCAGCGGCGTCCCCGTCGAGCCCACCGCTGACGAGCGCGCCGCCGACCAGGCCGCCGCCGACGCTAAGGCCGACGCCGCGCACCTGGCCGCCGAGTTCACCAGCATCGCAAAGGCATGCACGGACCCGGTCACCCCGGCAAAGCTGACCGGGCAGCAGATCAGCAAGCACACCGGGAGCACCGGCCTGGCGCCCCCCGAGTACCTGGCCCTCACCGACGCCGGCACCGTCCGCTACCACCACCCCGGCCACTACGACGACTGGCGCGTCGCCGAGGGCGAGTCCGCCGACCCGGACGTGATAGCCCGGTTCGGCAACCTGCTCACCGCCGGCGCACGCCAGGCCAGCCACGACCGCAGCACCTACCACGTCGCCCTGGAGGGCTAGCCATGACCGAGTCAGCAGGCACCCTCAGCATCACGCTGCCCCCCGGCATTCATGCCGAGATCCTGTCCGGCACCAACGTGGACAGCGTCCCCGTCAAGCGTGCTGTCGTGTGGGCCGACCGCCTTATCCGTGCCTGCCCTCAGTGCAAGAAGCCGGCGGCGCGGAACAGCGGATGCCCGGCTGTCGTGGGCGATCACGGCCAGCTTGAGTCCGTCAGCCAGCGGTGCGCCAGCCTGAACGGCACCTGCGGCGAGTGGCTGTCTGTCCTCTACTGGGCTGCTGACGACACCAGCGACGCGGCCATCGCAGCAGCCGCCGCCGAGCTGGCCGGCCGCCGCGACCGCGAGCTGGCCGGCGAGCGCGAGCGCATCGCCGGCCGCCTGGGCGGCGCCATCGGCGACGCGCTCACCGCACTGGGCCGGGGCGATGACCTGGCCTCCGTGATCACCGGTTCGGACGCCGACCCCGGCATCTACGCCGACGGCGGCGGCCTGGTCGCGTGGGACTACGACCCCTTTGACGATGACGCCACGATCACCGTCGCGGCGGACATCCCAGGCTGGGCGCTGGCCGGCCGGGAGACGGCAGAAGGAGAGCGGGACCTGGACGTCATGAGCATCGAAGCTGCCCGGCCGGTGCTCGGCGAGCTGGCCGACCGCGCCCGCCTCGCCGGCGAGACCACACTGATCACCCGCAACGGCAAGCCGGCCGTCATGATCGTGCCCGTGCCCCCCGGCAGCGTCTGCGATGACACCAGCCGCGACCCGCGCGACTGGACCGACCAGGCCCTGACCGCCGCTCACATCGGCTACGGGTACGGCGGCCACGAGCAGGTCGACGCCGAGTTCTGGCGCCGGAACCCCGTCCTGCACGGCTTCCGGAATGCTGGCACGCACCTTAGCCGGTGCCACTACCAGGAATGGTGCGCCGCGTACCCCGAGGGCGACCCGCTGGGTCCCGGCTCGGGCTATGAGCCGCACCCCGGGGGACTGCGGCTGCAGCAGGCCTACCGGGACGCGGTCGGACGGCTCGCGGAGAGCCTGGCGTGAAGGCCGCGTTCGGCGTCGAGGCAGTCGGCTACGGCCTGTGGCTGGAGCTGCGCATGCCCCTGGCCATGGTCCGCGCGGTGGGCGCGGAGGAAGCACTGGGAACCCGGTCCTACGGGTCGCATTACCGTCCGTGGCTCGCGCAGGTCACCGGGACCGATCCCCGGTACGGGCTGGCCCGGCAGTTCGTCCGCGCCCGGATCGACTACCGCGGTGCCAACAGCCGGGCCACCCGGGGCGCCTGGTTCTGGTGGACGCTCGACGAGGGGCTCCTCTATGAGACCAGGTACCTGTCGGCGTGGAGCCGGCAGGAGCACCGGTTCCTGACGGCCTCCGGCGGCGATGTCAGGGACGTCACCGGGGAGGAGGCCCTGGCGTGGGCAAGCGGTATCTCGGCACAGACGTCCTGACCGCGGCCCGGCAGCGGATCTGCCGGGTGTTCGAGGACTTCCCCCGGGTCTACGTCTCGTTCAGCGGCGGGAAAGACAGTTCGGTCCTACTCGACCTGGCCTGCGCCGAGGCCCGGCGCCGAGGCCGCCGCATCGGCGTCCTGTTCATCGACCTCGAGGCTCAGTACAAGATGACGGTCAGCTACATCGCCGCGATGATGGAGCGCAACAGCGACATCGCCGACCCGCACTGGGTGGCGCTGCCGCTGAACCTCCGCAACGCCGTCAGCCAGTTCGAGCCGCAGTGGATGTGCTGGGAGCCCGGCCGCGAGGCCAGCTGGGTCCGCCAGCCCCCGGCCGGCGCGATCACCCGCGAGGACTACTTCCCGTTCTTCCGCCGGCGCATGGAGTTCGAGGAGTTCACCCCGTCTTTCAGCCACTGGTACGCCGGCGGCATCCACCGCGGGAAGCTGACCTGCTGCCTCGTCGGGATCCGCACCCAGGAATCCCTCAACCGGTGGCGTGCCATCGCCGGCCGCAAGAACACCCACGACGGCCTCCAGTGGACTACCTGGGTCGGCGGCCCCGCCTACAACGCCTACCCCATCTACGACTGGCGCACCGAGGACATCTGGGGATACACCGCCCGGGAGAAGATGCCCTACAACCCGCTGTACGACCGGATGCACCAGGCCGGCCTGACCATCCATCAGGCCCGGATCTGCCAGCCCTACGGCGACGATCAGCGCAAGGGCCTGTGGCTCTACCAGATGATCGAGCCCGAGACCTGGGGCCGCGTCGTCGCGCGGGTCAGCGGCGCGAACTTCGGCGCGATCTACGCTCGCCAGACCGGCAACGTGCTGGGCCGGATCAAGGTCACCAAGCCGGACGGGATCACCTGGCAGCAGTTCGCCGAGCGGCTCCTGGAATCCATGCCCCCGGCCGCCGCCGAGCACTACCGAAACAAGATCGCCGTGTTCGCCAAGTACTACCGCGACCGCGGCTACGACGAGATCCCCGACGAGGGGCCGGCCAGCGCGAAGGGCCAGCCGTCCTGGACCCGGATCTGCAAGACGATCCTCGGCAACGACTACTGGTGCAAAGGCCTGACATTCAGCCCCACCACCTCCGAGGGATATTCGAGATACATGCAGCTCATGAAGCGCAGGAGGCAGGAATGGGGCCTGATGTCGTCGCGGTGACCAACGATCACCCCGGCTTCTACCAGCTGATCGGGCCGTTCCTCGGCCGCCGCGAGATCGCCGCCGAGACCGGCGGCCCGCTGCACGACGACGACGGCAAGACCTGGCTCGCCGCCCTGGAAGACGGCCGCGCCGCCGGCATCTGCGCCGCCCGGCCCGCCGCCGACGGCGTCACCGTCTACCAGTCCGACTACGTCCTGCCCGCCTGCCGCGGCCGCGGCGTTTACCGGGCGCTGTCGGCCGCCCGGGCAGCGGCGTTCCCCGGGAAGGCCAGGGCCGTCTGCTCGGCTGCGGTGCTGCCCGCCTACCTCGCCGGAGGGTTCCGCGAGGTCCGCCGCAGGGGCCGGTTCACCGTCACCGAGCGCGACGCCACCGGCGCGGCGCCCGTCATGCCGCCAGCACCGGCCGCGCACCCGGAGCCAGTCGCGCCGGCGGATCCCGCGGCCGCGGCCCGCGCCGCGTTCGACGGCCTGGACGCCATCCCGGCCGTCGACCGGATCGACGTGATCAACGAGATCCGGCTCGCGCTCGCCGAGCACTCCCCGATGCGCGGCGAGCCAGTCGACTGCGTCCTGTGGGTCCCCCTGGACCAGGTCCGGGCCAACGACTACAACCCCAACGTGGTCGCGCCCGCCGAGATGCGCCTGCTCACCCTCTCGATCATGGAAGACGGCTACACCCAGCCAGTCGTCGCCTGGCCCGACCCCGACGGCAGCGGATACGAGGTCGTGGACGGCTTCCACCGCAACCGCGTCGCGCGTGAAGCCCGCGCGGTCGGCAAGCGAGTCCGCGGCCGCCTGCCCGTCGCGGTGATCCGCCCGGACCGCGGGGGCGCCCCCGACCGGATGGCCGCGACGATCCGGCACAACCGGGCACGCGGCGTCCATACCGTCGACGGCATGTCCGCGATCGTCATCGACCTGGCCCGCCGCAACCACTCCGACGAGTGGATCGCCCGCGAGCTCGGCATGGAGGCCGACGAGGTGCTGCGGCTCAAGCAGGTTCAGGCCATGGCGGAGCTGTTCGCCGATCACGAGTTCTCGCAGGCGTGGGAAGCAGCCAGGTGACCGCGCTGCCCGCTGGCCCGGCTGCCGTAGCAGCGTGCCCGCGACGGCTTGACACTATGCCTCGCTCCGACTCCGGCTACATCTACTCGGCCAGGGTCCGCGACCTGACCGCCCGGGAGACGGAGACCTGGGCCGCGGAGCAGGCCGCCACCGCCGAGAAGCTCCGCGCCCTGGGCGTCGGCAGCGGAATCGGACGCCTGTGACCGACACGGAAACCTGGACGCTCACCGAGGTAGCCGGGTACCTCAAGGCGACGTCCGCCGGCTCAGCCCGCCGCACCCTGTCCCGCTGGGGAGTCGCGGCCGTCGGCCGGCAGCCGGGACGCGGCGGGGAATCCGTCTACGACCGCGCCGCTGTCGAGGCCGCGCGGGCGGCGCGCCCTGGCCGCGGGCACCGCAGCGACCTCACCGCACGCCAGGCCGAAGAGGAAGGCGACCCCTCGGAGGGGCGATAAGGCTGCCTCAGTCAGCTATCCCAGCAGAAACCGAGTCAGTTGCAACCCCCCGGCAGGGGGGCAATGAATTTCATGAGTCTAGCCGCCCCGATGAGGCGGCAGAAGGAGAGCGGAACAGATGAGCGAAACGGAAACCGCGCGCGGCCTGGTACGCGACATAGCCCGCGCGGCCAGGGAAATCGACCCTGCGGTCCCGCTGACAGCAGACGGCGACGGGTTCATCCTGCTGACAGCACGCCGGTGCTGGGGAACCGACGGCGGCCACAGCCCCGACTTCGCCCGGGCATGCGGCGAAGGGCATGACGGCGACGGCTGGATGGTCAGCGCCTCGGACCAGAACCAGAAGATGCCAGACAGCCACACGATGTTCCTGTCCGACGCGCACCTTCGCGGCGACCGCCAGGGCCACATCGACGGCGCCGCCACGGCCGCCGCCTCGTACGCGCGCAAGGCAGCCGCGCTCTCGGGATGGGAAGACACCAGCCACGCGCTGCCCACATGACCCGCGACGAGGCCGTGGAGCGGCAGGAGTGAGCAATCACCAGATACACCTGATGGCAGGCGTGAGCGGCGAGGACCAGCTACCCCAGCTCAGCCCGGAAGTCCTCGAGAAGCTCGCCGAGGCCGGCCGCCAGCTCGGCCGGAGCCTGGAGGGCATGGTCCGGGCCTTCAGCAGGCTGCCAGCCGAAGCGGAGACCGCCGCCAGAACACTCCTGCGGGTTCCCCAGCCCCCTGCTCGGCAGGGTGAGACGATGCGGCCATGAGCGAGCAGCCTGACCGGGCCAGGGAACTTCACGACGTCCTCATTGCGATGGGCTCCGCGCTGACCAAGCTCTTCGAGGACGCCCGCCCAGGATTCCGGGCACTCGCCGAGCTTGCCTCACGGCCGGAAATCCGGGCCGAGCTGCGCCGCCGCGAGGGCCTCCGGCTAGCCCTGGCCGGCGGCTGCCACTGCCTGTGCGGCGCCGCCCACCCCGCCGATAGGGGCATCTGCGACGGCAGGCCCGTCACCACGATCCGCCAGCACGATGCGCTCACCGGCACAGTGGACGTGCCGGCGTGCCGGCCGTGCGCGACCGCACAGCTCGCCGCGACCGCGCGATGAGCGAGCAGCCGCACCCGGCGCTCAGGATGCCTGAAGCCCAGCGCCTGGCCAGGATCAGGCTGCGCTGCAAGATCGAGGACGCTATCGGGGCGTGGCGAGACGATGGCCACACCGCCGAGCACGGCATCCTGCACCTGCATGACCCGAGCGAGGTCAAGGAACTGGCCAGGGCCATCCGGAACGCCCTGCTGGACTGATGCCGGCCCGGCATCCAGCCGTTACTCCTCGAACACCATGGCGACGTCGGCGCCGTGCCCGGACACCTGGACGACCGCCGCGAACACACCGGCGGGCACCTCGACCCAGGCGGAGCCGTGCTCCCAGGTCAGCTGCCGGGTGTCGGTGCGGCCGCCGTGGAAATCGACGGTCACGTCCCGGCTGTCCTGGCTGGCGAAATGCAGGACCCTCGCCCACCGCGGGATCGCCACGGACCTCTTTCCGCTGGTCAGCGTCACCATGCCGGCCTCCTTCCGGGCGGACGATTTCTCGGCCTGGCCGAAGAAGTCGTCCGCTAGCAGCGATTCGTCGATGTGAGAGCCGCCGACTCCGGCGGCCTGATCCGTCCACTGGGTGCCGTCGCACGCCGGGACGCCTTCCCAGGCGCAGGTGGCCGGCCCGCAGATGTGCTTCCCGGCCGCGTCGGGGCGCCAGTCGTAGTGCGCGGTCAGCAGCCGGACGCTGGCCCGGCTGATCCCGGCCTTCGCCAGCCCGGCGACGATCTCGGCCATGCCGCTGACCGACCGGTACACCACGGGCCGCCACACGCCCCGGCCGAGCTGCCGCGCCACCCAGGGCACGACCTGCGCGGCGGTCAGGTCGCCTGTCTCGCAGTCGCAGCCCTCAGCGTCCTGGCCGGCCTCGACCGCCATCGACAGCAGGTGCGCCCTGCCGCCGAACCGGGCCACCAGCTCCGGCCAGGTGACATAGTCGCCGAACGGGTAGCCGAGGTAGGCGTCCGCGCCGTCCGGCAGGTCCGCGACCGTGACCGAGTCGAGCATCTCCAGGCCGGTCATGCCGTCTGCGCGACTTCCCAGTCGGCGGCCAGGATGTCGCCCTGCGAGGCCGCCCAGGGCGCGAAGTCACCCTGCGCGGTCCGCATCATGAGGTACGGCGCGAACCGGCACACGGTGCCCTCCGGCTGGCCCGTCGCAGCGGCGGTGTTGCCGTTGATGGCGATGCCATCGGGGTAGCCGGGCTGGTAGGCGACGTACATGTTGCTGCCGTTCCACCCGGGCCGGGTGATCCGCTGGCCGGACCGCACCGCGGCGAGCGCCTCGCCGAAATCCATCCCGTTCTCCTTCCTCCGGCCGGGCCGGCTGGCCCGGCTCCTATCTGCAGCCCAGCTTCACGAGGAGCCGCGAGTCATCCTGCTCGCCGATGCGCCGCGCCCGGACCTGCGGCAGCAGCTCCGCCGCCCGCCGGTGCACGGCGAGGTAGTCACAGAAATCGCCCTGGATGTCGTTGACCTTCTGCGCGTCAAACAGGAATCCGCAGGCGACCAGCGCGATCAGGATGACCAGCAGCACGGTGAACGCCCGGACCTGCCCGGCACGCCGCAGCGCCCGCCGGGCGAGCCTGAGCGCCCGGCCTGCGACGGCGGTCACGGGCGCGGCCTTGCGGGGAAGCCCGGCGCAGGCTGCGGTGCGGGGCCGGCTGCCAGCTGGCCGCAGCGCAGGTCGCCCAGGACGTCCGTCCAGACGGCGTGCTGGCCCTGGAGGTAGGCGCGCGAGGGGTTCCTGACGGGGTTGCCGGCGGGCGGCTTCAGCGACGCTGCCAGCCCGAACGTGCTGCACAGCTTCATCTCGAACGCCACGCCCTGGCGGCGCTGCGAGGCCTGGCCGCGCTGCAGGCCGGCCTCGAACTGCCGTTCCTGCCGCTGGATCTCGGTGCGGGTGGTGCTGGCCTGGTGCGCGGTCCAGCCCAGGCACAGGCCGAACATGGCGAGCACGACGCCGACGAGGAACAGCAGGTCACCGTGCCGCCGGGCCGCGGCCGCCGCGCCGCCGGCGTGCCGCCGGGCCTGGGCTGCCAGGGCTGCGGGGCGGCTCACCGGATGCCGCCGGCAATCGCGGTGGCGATGGCGGCTCCGGCGGCTCCGGCGGAGACGGAGATGACACCCCACCGCCAGAGCCGGACAGCAGTGCTCTCGCGTGCTCGGCCACCGGCCAGCCGATCAGGCCCAGAGCGGTCGCCAGCAGCACGTCGCTGGGATGAGGGCTGTACACCTGGCTGACGATCACGAAGATCGCCAGGCCGGTCAGCAGCACGTCCTTGACTGGCTGCCACCACTTCACCTCGCCTCCTTGCCGTAGGCCCGCGGACCGCGCGGGCGCGGGGCGGCGGTCATGTCACCCGCCACAGGGACAGGTAGGACTGGGCGTGCACGATGGTCGGGGTGGCGCTGCTGGTGTTCTGCGCCCACTGGAGCTGGAGGGTGCCGCCGGTGCTGGACATGACCAGCGAGCCGGTCATGGTGACGCCCATCAGCGTCCCGGCGCCGTTGCTGCCGGCCGTCTGCGTGCCCGACCCGGTGCAGGTCGGGCAGACGGCGGTGCCCGACAGGTTGACGCACTCTTTCTGGTAGCGCAGCGTCGCGGACCCCGGCGTGGACCAGGTCCACTTGATGTCGCTGGCGCCCTGGGTGCCGCCCTCGTAGTCGAGGTAGCAGGCGAACAGGTAGGTGGCGGAGGCGACCAGGCTCCGCAGGAGCAGCGCGTTGTCGTTCTGCAGCGTGGTGCTCGAGGTCACCGGCTCGTCGGCGCCCTTGATCACCGCGAGCGGCGCGATCGACGCCAGCAGGCTGGCGGTGATCCGGGTGCCTGCCTGGATCAGGCCTGACGCGGCCAACGCGTCCTCCTCACGCTCATGCGATCGCCTGGACCGGCGGGTAGAACAGGGACAGCGGCGTGCCCGCGGCCTGGGCCTTGATGAGGCCGTTGACGCCGCGGGTGACGGTCAGGACCTGGGGGCTGGCGGTGCCGGACACGCCGGTCACGGTCATCCGCTCGCCGCCGCACTGGACGTCGAACGGGAAGTCGGCCGCGGCGGTGGTCCACAGCGGGAGGACCTCGGTCTCGCCGATCGCGGTGATCCCGGCCAGCCGTCCGTCCGAGGCGGACTGGATCATGGTGGAGTTCACGCCGGGCGAGTTGAAGCGCAGGATGTCGGCGTTGGGCAGGCCGCCCTGGGCGCGGCTGGCGAAGTACTGCTGGATGTAGGCCAGGTAGGCGCTGACCTGGGCGGCGGAGTAGCCGTCGGCCAGGTCAGCGAGCGACACGTCGTCCACGTAGTGGACCTCGCCGGACGCGGCTGACACGACGGTGGGCTGCGCCCGGCACCAGGCGGAGTTCGCCGGCGCGGTGACCGTGCAGGACCCCTGCGTCCACCCGGTCGCCGAGTCGGCCACGGTGCTGCCGGACAGCGTGCCGAGCGACGCCCCGGCCGCATTATAAAAAGTGACGCCCATCTGCACCGAGCGGGCCGTGGCGGCCGCGCGGAAGAACGCCGCCGCCGCGATGCTGTCGCCGGGCGAGCACGGCATCCCGTTCGCGGTGATCGCCGCGGCGGTGCTGGACGCGGCCGACATGTTCCCGGCGGCGGACGCGGTCAGCGCCAGGGAGTAGCTGCCGGAGTGGGCCTGGGCGGATGACGGCGCGATGGCGCAGTTCCCGGCGGTCGTCCACGTCCCCGCGCTGTTCGGCTCGAATCCGCTGTTCGGCTGGGTCAGGTAGTTGCCGCCGCTGAGCAGGTCGCCGAATTCCCACAGGGCGAACGGCTTGGGCGGCCTGGCGTTGTTGGCGATCGACGCGGCCAGGTCGAGGCTGTAGCCGTTGACGTAGTTGACGGCGTAGAAGTCGGTGGCGATCTTGTCGACCCAGGCGTCGCCGGGGTAGTAGCTGTTCTCGCCGTTGTTCGCGACGGCCGACAGCGACGTGCAGAAGACCAGCGGGTAGTACTGGCGCACCGCCGGGCCGTAGTACTGGATCATGGCGATGTACTGGGCGGCGGTCAGGCCGTTGTAGTAAGGCTCGTGCCACAGGCTGATCTCGCAGGTGACGCCGAGGGCCTGCAGGCCGGCGAGCAGCGCCTGGAGGCTGGCCAGGTCGCCGGCGCTGACCGGGCTGAAGGCGGGCTTGAGGTCCAGGCACAGCTTCGCGCCGCCGGCGGTTTCCTGGGTGTACCGGGAGTGCAGGGTGAAGTCGGACAGGCCGTTGCTGTAGTCGCGGACCGCGGCGAGCGGGACGCCGGTCCAGGATCCCCACGCGGCCATCGCCGCGGCGATGCCGGAGTACCCCATGCCGGCGTAGTTGAGGTAGGCGCCGGTGGCCAGGCCGCCCGCGCTGGCGACGAGCAGCTGCGTCGCCGACGCATCCACGCTGGTGTACAGGGCCGCCCCGTCGGTGTCGGCCCGCCCGTACACCGGGTCGTCGAGGATCCCGGTCTCGTAAGGCGACTCGGGGACGCAGTTCCACTCGAGCTGGAGGAAGAACCCGCCGAGGGACTCGGTGACTCCGGCGGCGAGCTGCCGGATCGTGTTGACCGACGTCGCCTGCGGCGGGGTGGACAGCCCGATGCAGTCGCCGATCTCGGCGTCCAGGACCTCGTAGAAGATCGAGGAGCACTGCGAGCGGGTCAGGTCGACGGCGATCGCGGGGAACCGGTCCTCGTCCACGGTGCCCCGGTGCACGAGCCAGCCGGTCATGTCGGGGAGCTGGCCGTCGGCCTGGACGTTGACGTCGTCCTGGTCGGCGTAGTCCCCGGCGCCGGCCGGCGGCGGGGAGATGCTCCTCGGCGAGCCGTCGTCGAGCTGGAACGTGTAGGTCGCGCCGCTCGTCTGGTTCCCCGACGACCCGGTGTCGCGGGTCAGCGTCCAGTCATTCAGGAGGTTCTGGTCGTCGCCGACGGGCGGCTGCCAGCCCTTCCAGCCGAGCTGGCCGCTGGACCAGTCCACGGTCACCGCGAACGCCTGGTTCAGCAGGCTGGCCAGCGTCCGGTAGCCCAGGGCGTAGCAGCCCCTCGGCTCGAACATCATGCCGAGATCCGCGTCCTCGCACTGCTGCAGCAGCTCCGGGAGAGTCCCGGCGGGCTGCGCGCCCATCGCCGCCGACACCGCCGGCGCGCCGAATACCCGGGCCGGGATGCCGTTCTCCGCGCACAGCCGGCCGAACCGGGACCCGGCCGGCTCGCCGTCCCAGGCGTTCAGCGGCTGGTACAGGTCATAGATGGAGTCGGGGGCCGCCTGGACGCTGACATGGCCGATGGTCACGCCGTCCAGCGCGGCTGTCGGCGCCGGGGCCACCGCGGTGGCGTTCCCGACGGTGCCCGCGCCCGCGGACCCGGTCCAGACGTTCCCGGTCGCCTGCCCCGGGATCAGGGTGGTCAGCGAGAAGTCGACCGTGCCGCCGGAGCCGGGCTGCAGCAGCATCTGCACCCAGACCGGCTGGTTCAGGATCCCGAAGTTGATGCCGCCGGTGTCGAAGACGACGGCGCCGCCGGCGGCGATGCCGGTCAGGCCGAGCTGCCCGCCGGTGCCGTAGTAGCAGGAGAATTCCGCGCAGGTGCCGGTGGTGATGACCCGCATGATCCGGGCGCCGTTCGCCGGGGCGGTCTGGGCGTTCATCAAGAAGCGGACCTGGATGCTGCCGCCGCCGGTGTAGGCGGGGATGACGGCGTAGGCGCTGGCGCCGGGCCCGAACACCGGCAGCGGGCTGGAGCAGGCGAAGCTGGAGTCGTCGGCGAGCTGCGGGCTGCCGGTGATCTGCATCAGGCCGCCGCCGATCGCCGACCCGAACGCGGTGGCGCCCTGGCTGTCTTCCATCGGCCAGTACCCGACGACCGGGTTCGCGGTGAAGGAGGTCGTGGCGCGGCGCAGCGGGCTGTACAGCGGCGCGTCGCCTTGCTGGATGCGGCGCAGGATCCCGCCGCAGGCGTAGGGCACCCACAGGTCCGTGCCGGTCGAGTCCTGCGCTTTCGGTGCGGAGCTCATCTCGCCGTGGAACCGGTAGGACCGGTTGTCGATGGTCGCGGTGCCGCCGAGCGTCCAGGTGTTGCCCTGCGCGTCGGCGAAGCTGGTTGTCCCGGCGGGCTGGGCGGTGATCACCGGGTGGGCGGCGACGGTGCCGCCGATGCCCTGCCGGACCTCCAGCTCGTACACGTCGCCGGTCATGGCGGCCAGGCCGGTGGTGTCGGCGGCGATGTCAGCGGAGTAGCCGATGGCCAGCGGCGCTGCCGAGGACGCGAACACTGATATCGAGCTGGCGGTGACGGTCTCGCCGAGCTGGGCCCACGGCCCGGTGTCGGCGTCACCCGCCGCGGCCGTCCAGAAGGTGAGGGTGCCGGAGGCCATGGCGACGGTGACCCGGACGGCGGTGCGGCCCTGCGGCACGGGCATCGTGCTCGCCGCAGACCACAGGGTGCTGTCGGTGCCGTCCTTGGAGGCACCCAGCATGAGGGTGCCGTCCTGCTGGACGGCGAGGAACCAGCATCGCTGGTTCCCCGCGAGCTGCCACTGGGCGGCGATCACCGACGCCCAGTAGCCGTCGTAGACGGCGGCCGCGTCCGAGGGAGCGGCCCAGCCGGACAGGCGGATGTCGGAGCGGATGTCCAGGTCGCCGGTGACAGCCAGCCCGGAGCCGCCGGGGCACGACAGGCCGGACTGGTAGTCGTCCTCGGCCCGCAGCCGCACGGTCTGCCCCGGCACCGATACCCGCACTGGCGTGTTCGCGCCTAGCTGCCCGTACCAGGCGCCGAGCGGGTACCGGGGGCTGAACCGGCCGTCCCGGTTGTTGACCTGCATGGCCATGGAGCTGGGGGAGATCTGGGAGCCCTCGCCGGGCCGGCCGCGCTTGATGCTGATCGGCGCGCTGGTGCCCTCCCGCTGGTAGACGCAGGAGGTGATGTCGGTCCAGGCGCCGACCTGGGCCAGCGCGATCGACACCCGGGCGTCCAGCGGGGCCTGCGGGAACGTGACGGCCATGTCAGCTGGCCCCCGTCCACACGTTCGTCGCGGCCGCCGTCGACAGCGCGGACGGCGTGAACGACGCTGGCAGCGACGTCTGCCCGGTGCCGGCGACCGCTGTCCGGGACGCGGCCGCGGCCAGTGCCGCCGCGTCCTGCGGTCCTGACCCGTTGGGCAGCCCGGTGACCTTGTGGCCGTTCATCGCGATCGCGCCGGCCATCGTCCCGCCGGCCAGCGGCAGGGAAGCTGCCTCGGCGGCCGACGCGGCGGCGCCCTCGCCGGCCTCGGCCCGCGTGGTCTCCGTTCCTGCCGCGGACGCCGCCGCGGCCGCCGCGAACGCGTCAGTGGCGATCTTCGTGCTGGTGTCCCCGGCGGACTGCGTCGGCGCGGTCGGGGCGCCGGTCAGGGCCGGGCTGGACAGCGGGGCCTTCGCTGCCTCGGCTGCCTCGGCGCGCGCGGTCTCGGTGCTGGTCGCCGCGTCGGCGTACGCGGTGGTGGCCAGCTGCGTGCTGTCGGTCAGCGGCGCGGCGGTGGGCGCGGTGGGCGTGCCGGTGAGCGCCGGGCTGGCCTTCGCCGCGAGGAGGCCCTCGGCGGTCTCCGCCCGGCTGGCTTCCCCGGCGGCAGCCGAGGTCGCGAAGCTCTCCGCGGCGGACTGGGCGGCCGAGGCCTGGGAGGCGGCGTAGGTCTCGGCGGCGGACTGGGCCGCGGCCGCGGCGCCGGCCTGGTCGGCGCCGACGCTGGACCAGGTGAGGACGACGGCGCCGGTCATGCTGTTGACGCTGGCGACAGCACCGCCGCCTCCGCCTCCGGATGCGGGCTGCTGCCAGGATCCGTTGCCGTCGGCGTCGGAGGTCCATACGTACCCGGCGGCCGCGCCGTCCTGGTACTGGAGCGGCAGGTACTCGACGGGCCCGGCGACGTCGCTGGCTACGGCGAGGGAGGACAGGTAGACGGCGTCGGTGGCGACGGTGCCGCTGCCCGGCGACGTCGAGGCGATCGCGGGGCCGCCGGGGGTGGCGGCCACGCTGAACGATGTCCCGGACGGGCTGACGACGTAGTAGGTGGCGCCGGCGGCCAGGCCGCCGGGCAGGCTGTCGCCGGTCAGGGCGACCATGGCGCCGGCCTGGTAGGAGCTGCCGGCCGCGGTGAGCACGCACGGGGCGCCCTGGGTGGCGGTGAAGCTGAGCGGCGCGGCGGGCAGGAAGAACGGCCAGCCGGCGGGGTCGCCGGGGACGCCGCTGAAGCTGATGCTCCAGCCCCACCCGGACGGGGACATGCCGCCGGTGTCGGTGGCCAGGAGCTTGACCTGCGGCGGCGCGGCCGGGCGGAACACCGCGGGGACGGGCGCCTGGGTGTAGATCCCGCCGCCGGGCTCGGTGATCTGCGCGGAGGGGGCGAGAGCGGCGGCCCCGGAGATGACCGGGGCGCCGGTGCCGTCGTACAGGTCGCAGATCAGGGTCACGTAGCTCAGCGGCATGGTCACCACCTCTGGCCGAAGGTCCGCTGGACGCTGTCGGTGCCGCCGCCGCCGGTCGCGCGGACCTCGGCGCGCAGCAGCCGCAGCAGCACGTTCATCAGCGGCGCGTCGCCGCCTTCGGGGCGGAGCACGACCTGCACCGGCCGGCCGGAGCCGCCGCCGTAGCCGGCCAGGGCCGGGAACCCGCCGCCGGCCAGGCCGGGCATGCCGGGGACGGAGGGGAGCATCGCGCGGCCCATCCGCTGCGCCGCGGCGCGCAGGACGCCGCGCATGGAGTCCATGCCGTTGGCCAGGCCCAGGCCGAGCATCTGGCCGCGCTTGTGGCCTTCCTTCGAGGGGGAGGCGATGCCGAGGGCGCCCTCGATGCCGCGCAAGATCGACTTGCCGACGCCCTCGGCGGTCCGGACGACGTAGGAGACCTGCGACTCGATGCCGTGGATCAGGCCCAGCAGCAGGTCCTGGCCGGCGCGCAGCAGCAGCCGGCCGAACCCGGCGACCGCGTGGAGGATGTCGCCGGGGAGCCGGCGGAAGAATCCGGTGACGTCGGAGACCATGTGCTCCGCTCCGGAGACGAGCTCGCGCCAGTGCCGGGCGACCCACAGGACGGCCAGGCCGACGGGGCCGGTCAGGATGGCCAGGACCAGCGTCCAGTGCGACCTGATCCAGGCGATCAGGTCCCCGATGCCCTGGATCAGGGGATGGATCATGCCGCCGTCGATGATGTGCCAGGCCTCGACGCCGATGGCGGCCACGACTTTCCAGGCGTCTTTCCAGAAGTCGCGGAAGGCCTTGCAGTGCTTCCACAGCTCGATGAAGCCGATGACCAGCAGGGCGATGCCCTCGACGATCAGCCCGATCGGGGAGACGAGGAACGCCAGGTTCAGGCCGTCCTGCGCGACCTCGGCCTCGCCGCTGGCGGCGGCCTGCTCCTCGGTCGCCGCGGTCATCAGGCCGAGCTTCCCGGCCAGCCATTTCGCGCCGGACCCGACGGACTCGATGCCGGACTTGGTGCTGCTCAGCGCCCCGGCGAGCTTGCTGCCCAGCGCCCCGGCCAGGACGCTGCCCAGCATGACGGCCAGCGCGGCCGACGCGATCTTGTTCTTGGCGACGACGTTCAGGAACCCGGTGAGGGGCTTCAGGACGGCGGTGACGGTCGGCAGCAGGGCCATGCCGAGGGAGTCGCCCATGGCCTCGGCGGCCTTGGCCGCGGACCCGAGCTGGAAGTTGGCCTCGCCCTGGATCTTGGACCAGCCCTTGACGTCGCCGCCGGCCTTCCGCGCGGACCCGGCGATCGCCGAGACGTTCTTGCTGAAGGTCGCGGCGTGCGGGCCGGTGAGCATCAGGGCGGTGTTCAGGCCAGTGGCACCGCCCATCATCTTGCCCAGCGCCGCGGCGAAGGTCTGCGCGTCCGGGTTCCCGGAGGCCAGCAGCTGGTTGAAGCCGTGGGCCTTGTTCGCGACGGTCGCGAACTGGGTGGCCAGGTTCCTGACCAGCGGCGGAGCGGCCTTGGTCGCCTGGTACCACGTGTTGTAGGAGGTCTTGCCGTCCAGGTAGGACTGAGCCAGTGCCCGCATGGTCGGCGGGAGCTTCGACAGCATCGTCTGCGCATCCGCGGCCGCGGACCGGGACTGGTTGAACGTCTTGAGCAGGACGACACCGGACTTGCCCATCCGGCTGGTGATCTGCTCGGCGAGGTAGCCGATGGTGCCGGTCAGGCCCCGCTTCCCGAGTTGCTCGGAAACATGGACCGAGGAGATGCCGAACTGGCTCATCTCCTGGATCGCGACGTTGTTGGGAGCCAGCAGGGAATGGATGCTGCTCGCCAGGTCCTGGGACGCCTGCCGGGCTGACATGCCCTGGCTGGTCATGGTGGCGATCGCGCCGGCGACCTGCGCGAAGGAGATATGCGCCGACGCGGCGATGGGCAGCACCGCGGACAGGCTCGAGGCCAGGTCCTGCATGGTCATCTTGCCCTGGCCGACCGCCGTCACCATCTCGTTGGTGAAGCTGGTGGCCTGGCTCGCCTTCAGCCCGTAGGCGTTCAGCCCGGAAGTGACCGCGTTGGCCACGTCGGCCAGGTCGGCGCCCTCGGCTTTCGCGCCCTCCGCGGCGGCCTTCAGGACCGTCAGGCCCTCCGCGCCGTGAAATCCGGCCGATTCGACCATGTACATGCCGCTGGCCAGCTCTTTCGACCCGGTGTCCGCCGAGGAGGACAGGGCCAGGATGCCGCGCTGGACCAGGCCGAGATTCTTCGCTGACTCCCCGGCCGAAGTGACGAGCTTCGTGGTTTCCTGCTGGAGGTTCGCGGCGCCTTTCACCGCGACGCCCATGCCGATGCCGACGCCGAGGGCGGCGAGCTTCAGCTTGCTGCCCCATCCGCTGGACGCCTCGGCTGCCTCGTCCTGCGCGGCGGCGACCTTCCGGGTCCGGGACGCGACCTCGGTGTCGGCGGCCTCGACCCTGGCCAGGGCGGCGGCCTGCTCGTCGGCGGAGGCGCCGGCGGTGCCGGCGAGCTCGCGCAGCGCGGCTTCCTGCCGGGCGGTGGCCTCGGTCAGGGCGTTCTGCTCGGCGCGGAGCCGCACGGCGGCGGCGGCCTGCCGGTCCATGGCGGCGGTCTCGGTGTCGTATCCTTCGGCGGCTTCCGCGGCGGCCTGCCGCTCGCGGGCTGACTGCTCCAGCTCGGCCTGCCCGAGCCGGACCTGGGCGTCCATGGACCGCAGCACCGCCGCGGTGAGCTCGTTGTTCGCGGCGGCGAGCTCCTCCGCGGTGGCGGCCCCTGATTTCTCGAGGCCGGTCACCCGGGCCTGCGCGGCGGCTGCCTCGTCCTGGGCGGAGGTGAACTCGCCCATGGCGGCGGTGACCTTGGCCGCCATTTCCTCGGCGCTGATCGCGGTCTCGTCGAATCCGGCCGTCGCGGGGGCGCTGTCGGCGCTGATGAGGATCTTGACGACGTTCGCGTCACCCATCTAGGTCCTCATCTCCCTCCGGCAGGTCAGGGCCGTCGGGCGCGGCGAGCGCCTCGATGGCCAGGAGCTTGAGCAGGTCCGCGTCGTGCGCGCGCACTTCTTCGGGGAGCTTGCGGAACCGGTCGCAGAGGCCGAGGATCAGCCGGGCTTCGGCGAGCTCCGGCGGCTCCGTGACGATTTCGCCAGTACTGGAGGAGCCGCCTCCGAGGTCTCGCCACCGGGTGATGCGGGCTGCGAGGTAGGGTCCACGCCCGCGACTCCCTCGGCCCAGCGGGTGAAGATCTCCGAGACGACGGGGAAGTCGAGGCTGACCAGGCCGTCGTAGTCGGTGGTGACGGGCTCGCCTTCGCTGGTGATGTTCCAGGAGAGGAGCCGGCCGCCGAGGATCCGGAAGATCTTCTCCATGTCATCCGGCGGCGGCATCGCGGCCAGTCCGCTGCCCTGGCCGGCGAGCTTGCCGGCCAGCTTCATGATCTCCAGGAACGCCCCGGTGCTGGCGCCCCGCGCCCGGACCTCCATGCCCGCCCAGGCGGTGTCGTCGCCCCAGGTCAGGTCGTAGATCTTCGGCGCGGCCTCGAATGTGGTCATGTCCTCGTGTCTCCCTTGCGGCGGCGGGTTGCGGGGGGCGGGTCAGGACCAGGTCGGCGTGGCGCCGTCGGCCAGCGCGCCCTCGCTGCTCCACGTCAGGTCGGCGCCCGATGCGCGGCTGACGTCGTAGGAGCTGAAGTAGGCGTTGAAGCCGAGCTGCGGGTGCGTGGACGCTGTCGGGGAGACCACGACGCCGCGGATCACCGAGGTCGAGGAGATGGTCGACAGGACGGCGTGCGACATGTTGGCCGCGGGGTTGACGACGCCCTTGAGGCTGATCGTCGCGTCGGCCAGCAGCAGCAGCCGCTGCCGGGCGTAGACGTCGACGCCGGTGGTGTCCTGCTCGGCGCGGGGGGTCGCCAGGGAGAACTCGTTGACGTCGTCGCTGATGTTCTGCGGGGTCTGGGTCGCGTCGGCGACCGACACGGCCGCGCCGAGGCCTGAGGTCTTTGCCACTGGTCAGCTCACCCTTTCCGGTGCTCGCCGGCCAGCTGGCCGGCGTGGTCTTCGAGGTCGTGCATCCATGCGTCGATCGAGGCGTGGCGGGTGAGGACGTGGCGGCCGCAGCGGATGAGCCAGCTGCCGCGGCGGGTGCGGTGCTCGGTGAAGCACCGCTGGCCGGGCCCGAACCGGAACACGGTCAGGCCGCCCTCGGCGGTGCGGCCGCCGAGCTCGGTGAAGGTGCGGCCGGACTGGCCGGAGCGGATCCACACGGCGCCGTCGGCGCCCTCGGCGGTCCGCTCGTCGAGGGTGATGTCCCAGCCGTAGCGCCAGTTGTCGCACTCCACCTGGTGGCAGGCGGCGATGACGTACCGGTCGTGCGGCATCCTGACGACGTAGTCGCGGGTCGCGGGGCCGCGGTTCAGGAGCGCTGCTGGCATGGCTTACCCCCAGGGAGCGGTGTTGCGGTTGACCACCACGGCGTACGTGGCGGAGCTGAAGGTGCCGGCGGAGATGACCCGCAGGTACTGCTGCACGGCCTGGGTGACCGTCCCGGACCCCGCCGAGCTGCTGGCGATCGCGGAGCCGCCGGCGGTCGCGGCCACGCTGAACGAGGTCCCCGCCGGGCTGACGACGTAGTACGTCGTCCCGGCCGAGAACCCGCCGGGCAGGCTGTAGCCGGGGACGCCCGGCGCGGCCAGGGCCACGGGCGTGCCGGCGGCCAGGGCGCTGCCCGCCGCGGTGAACACCGCCGGGGTGCCCAGCGTCGCGGTGAACGGCCCGCTGAATGCCTGGACGCGCTGCGTCGCCGGCGCGGCGGTGAACGCGGTGAACGCGGCCAGCGCCGACCAGGTGGCGTTGTCGGGTGACTGCTGGACGGTGACGGTGACGCTCGTGCCGGTGAAGCTGGTGAGCTGCAGGTAGCACTGCGCGCCGAACAGCGTCCCTGCGCTGTTATTCAGCGCCGCGCCGTTGGCCGCGCCGGCGTCGGTGCGCAGGCCGGGGGTGAGCATGAGCCCCCAGTCCAGGGCGAATCCCTGGCCGTGCCCGTCGACCTTCATGGTCAGGCCGCCGTCGCCGGCGCGGGAAGGCGGGTAGTCGGCCTGCTTGGCGTTCAGGCACGCTGCGATGCTGCCGACGGCCATGGGCGGCAGCAGCGCGGTCAGCAGGACGTCGGTGCGGGGCAGCGCGGACAGCACCGGGTGGGCGTTCGCCGCGTCGAAGAACGAGGTGAACGACATGCTCCCGTCGAGCAGCGCGGCCAGCCGGGAGTGCGCGGACTGGGTGATGTCGGTGGCGTCCAGCAGGCCCATCCCGGCGGCGATGGAGTCCAGCGCGCTGATGTTCCCGGACAGGTCGTAGCCCCCGACGAGGAACCGGGCGCCGAGCCCGGACTGCTTGCTCACGGGCTCAGCCCCCAGAGGTCGTCAACTACAACTGGCAGGGTTATCTGCAGGACGCGGAACTGCTTGCCTTCCTGGGTCACGTAGAGGGGCTCGGCGCGCAGGCTGAACAGGTCGATCTCGCGGACCAGGCCGCCGAGGGTGAAGTTGCCGGAGTACTCCGCGAGCAGGGCGCTGGCCGCGGCCAGGATGGCGGGGTCGATGCCGTCGAGGGGCTTCTGCGTCATCGGGTCGAAGATCATCACCAGGAAGGTGATGGTCCCGCTGACCGAGCTGAGCCCGGACTTGCTGCCGTCGGGGACGACCGGGCCCAGGGTGATGGAGCAGGACAGGGCGCTCCCCGGCGAGCTCCGCGGCTCGTGGGTGTTGACCCGCGCGAACAGGTTGAGCTTCGAGGCGTGGGATTCCAGGGCGTCGAACAGCGCCTTCGCGGCCGCGGCGTCGAAGGCCATCAGGCACCGCCGCCGAGCTTCTCGATGAGGGCGGCCATCTGGGCCCGGGCGAACGGGGTGACCTGCCGGCGCATCCGCAGCCGGGTGCGCCGGAAGGTGTGGTAGCCGCGGAACCCGGTGGACTGGTTGCGCTGGCTGGTGCCCTCCAGCCACGGCCAGGAGTACTCGCCCTTGCGGATGCCGCCGAAAATGATCATCCCGTCGCCGTCGCCGGCGATGCTGACGCCGCCGGCGGCGGCGCCGGTGCCGCCCCGCCCGGACTTGTCCATCCGCTCGGTGTCCAGCTGGATCCAGGTCTGGCCGATCTCGGCGACCTCGACGGCCAGGGCGCGGCCGAACTGGCGGACGGCGGCCGCGGCGCGGGCGTCGAACACCGGGCCGCTGATCGAGACCTTCGTGGTGGCCATCAGCCCGCTCCCCCGGCTGGCGGGAAGCCAGGCGGCCGGCGCGGCGGCCCGGCCGGGCGCGTGCCGGCGGCCGGGGCAGCGGCGGACGGCGGGACCATGCGCTCCGCGCCGGCCGCCAGGTCACCGCCTGCTGGCGGCCCGCCCTCGGTGCCGTTCCCTGCCGGAGCGGCGGCGGTCGCCGGCGCACGGGCGGCGAGCAGCGCGGCGACGTGCCTCTTCATGTCCTGGTGCCGGGCGTCCGCGGCGTCTGACTGCCGCTTCTCGGCGGCCGCGGCGTGCTCAGCGACCTTCGCCGAGGTTCGCTTCGCGGCGTGCCGGGCGGTCAGCACGCCGAGGACCGCGGCGGACAGCGGCACGCCGGTGAGGATCACCAGCGTGATCGCGGCCCGGCCGCCGGGCGACGCCGGGCCGGCGTCGCAGCCGGCGGTCGCCGCGGTGCCCACCGCGCAGTACAGGCCGTGCCAGAACGACAGGTGCCACGCCGCTGACAGCAGCCACCCCGCGGCCGCCAGGTAGCCGACGGCCCCGGCGGCGGCCCCGGCGCGCCTCGTCGTCACCGCGGCCCGCGCGGCCGCCAGGCGCCGGGCCGTCATGTCAGTCCCCCGGCGGCGCAGACCAGCGCGCCGAGGACCAGCAGGCCGTAGGTCTGGGCGACGGCCAGGGCGCCGCGCTCGGGCCGCAGCCACGCGATCACCCCGGCCTCGGCCGCGGTCAGGGCCAGCGACACCGCCACGGCGGCGGTGCCTGCCCAGGCCAGGAACGGCAGCGCGGGGATGATCGCCCCGGCCGCTGAGGCGATGCCGCAGGCCAGGGCCGGGGCGGCCCGGCGGCCGTTGGCCAGCCACATCGGGCCGGCCATTCCGACGAGCTCGGCCAGGCCGTCGGACAGCGCGGCGTGCCAGATGCCGCCCCGTCCCTGCCGGGCGATGATCATCCCGGCGACCAGGCCGAGGACGAGGATCGCGCCGTCCGCGGCGCCGAGGACCATCGCGGAGCGGGTGCCGCCGGGCAGCGGCGGCGCGGCGGCCGTCACGGCGCGCCGCCGCAGGTGACCTCGTCGCCGGGCTTGGCGACCCGGTCGCGGGGCGGCAGCTCGTACAGCGGCAGCCCGCAGCACGGCGTCATGCCGTCGCCGTCGTCCGGCGGGCAGGCGTGCGCCACGATGACCCTGCGGCCGGTGATCGCCGGCTGGCCGTCGTCGTCGCGGGCCATCCGCAGCTCGACGTCGCGGCCCTCCAGCTCCGGCGGCGCGGCGGGGTCGTCCAGGTCGTGCCAGTGCGCGCCGGTGCCGTCGGCGTCCAGCGACGGGCCGAGGGTGACACCGGCCGGCCACACCATGCCCATCCCGAGGTAGGCACCGGGGATGAGGACGCGGTAGGTGGTCATCGGGGCTGCCTCCTGGTCATATGGCGTCGATCCGGGCCATGCGCCCGCAGGCGGTGCGGGCCTCGTCCCACAGCTCGGCGAGGGCCGCCCCGGACGCGGGCACCGCTGACTCGCCGGAGCCGGTGACGCGGGCGTAGCCGGAGGTCTCCTGGAGGATCTGGACGGATGCCTCGGCGATGGCCAGGTCGCGGATCAGGCTGGGGTACCGGTGCTTGGACACGGCCGTGGCGGTGTCCCAGGACTGGGCGGTCGTGCCGAGGAAGCCGCGCTGCACCGTCAGGGACCGGTAGGCCCAGATGTCGTCGCCGGAGTGCTCCTGCACCGGGGTGCCGTTAAAGCCCCGGGTGACCGTGGCCACGGCGGCCTGGACGCGCAGGACGAGCATCTGCTCGGTGCCCGCCAGCAGGACCTCGCCCTGCGCCGGCGCTGTGCCGGTGCCTGACCACTGGAGCTGGGTGTCGCCGACGCTGGCGGTGGTGCAGCCCGAGCCGGCCATGTCCAGCCCGGTGTCGGCGCCCTGCCGGCCGGACACCAGGATCCGCTCGCCGAGGTAGGGCGCGATCAGCCCGGCGTGGCCCAGGGCGTCGCCGGGGAACGGCGCCTCGCCGCGGCCGTAGCCGAGGATCAGCAGGTCCCCGACGCCGACCGGCCCGGCGGAGGCGACCTCGATCGTGGTGTCCGAGGAGCCGATCCCGGCGTTGAGGGTGGTGACCTGGTCAGCGTCGGCGGTGAAGTTCCACGTGCCCGTCGCCATGATCGCGTTCTGCGGCGTGGAGGAATTCCCGCCGAACGTCGCCGACCCGGACCGGTCCAGCTCGATCGACGTCCAGGGGAAGCCGGGCCGCTTGTTCGCCGGCCGCAGGAAGCACTGGTCCAGGCCTATGGCCACGCCGCCGGAGACGAGCGAGGTGAGGCACAGGACCTCGTCGCGGCGCAGCTTCAGCTTCCACGGGGACACCCACTGGTAGTTCGGCCAGTCCCACCACTTCGTCCCGTCCCACGGGTAGTAGAGCCGGTGGAACTCGCCCTCGATCTTCCGGGACGCGGTGGTGATCGCCCGGTCGGACCTGCCCTGGATATCGGCGGTGATCCCGTCGCGGAAGTCGATCGCGCCCTGGACGTCCTCCCGCGAGCAGTACGCCGGCTCGTAGACCGTCACGGCCAGGTCACCGTCCAGGCCTCCCCGTCCGGCACCGCGCCGAGCCCGGCCAGGTCATGCAGCTCGCCCCACGACCAGACCGCGCCGGACGGGTCGACGGCGAGCGCGTGCGGGCCGCCGGGCAGCTCGGCGCCGATGATCAGCCCGGCGGCCCCGGTCACGTGAAGCCCGGATAGCTCTTCGAGGAGGTCATGGGGCATCACCTCCTCGAAGGCGGGCCGGCAGCCCGCCAGGCCCGCGGCGGCGGCCGCGCGCAGCGCGCCGGCGATGCTGACGCCCTGATCCGCGGTGCCGCCGGCAGCGAAGTGCAGGGCGAGCACGTCGTCGCCGGTGACCCGCTGGCCGGCCAGCCGCAGCGAGGCCGCGAGGGCCTCGGCGCAGCAGCAGTCGGCGTCCGCGGGGGCCAGCGCGAGGCCGCGCCTGGTGCCGTGCTTGCGGGAGGTCGTCTTGTGCTTCTTGGTGCCGTCTTCCCGGTGCTTGGCCGGCTGCATGGGGTGGGTGGCGAGGCCGCCGGGCAGCTTCTGCTGGCGCAGCACGGGGATTGTCGGGGGCTTGGCGGTCTTCCCGACGCGGACCCTGAGCTTGGTCATGCGGGCTGCCCGAGGACGACGACGGGGCTGACCTGCTGCCCGGAGCTGGTGGTGGTCTGCGACCGGATCCAGTACCGGCCGTCCAGCCGGGCCTTGGTCCGGAAGCTGGTGGTCGCCGACCCGAACCCGGCGCCGCGCGGGGAGGTCTCGACGAGCATTTCCATCCGGTCGGCGATGACGTAGTTCCGCAGGTCGGCGAGGATCATGTCGCCGGTGGTGCCGACGGCGGGCTGGTGGTCGGTGATCGCTGCGGGAATGCCCAGCAAGGACGGGCTGGTGTGGGTGCCGTCGCCGAGCTGCAGCCAGTCCGACAGCGTGACCGCCGCCGACGCCGGCGCCGTCCCGACGGTCAGGTACATCTCCAGGATCTGGTCCAGGACGGCCGAGGAGATCAGCCAGCCCACGCCGGGAACCCCGGCGGTGAGGCCGGCCTGCTTGGCGGCCGGGTGCAGGCCCTTGAGCATGCCGACGACGTCGGCCAGCACGACCTCGTCCGAGGTCTGCCGCTGCACGGTCAGAGCGCAGCCGGCGGCCGCCAGTGCCTCGGGCTCCCCGGCGCCCGTGCCGGAGCAGATGAACGCGTCGTCCTCGGTCCAGGCCAGGCCCCGGCCGATGACCCGCGCCAGCAGGTCCCCCAGGGCGCCCGCGGCGTCGTCTACGAGCTCGTTGGGCACCTCAGACAGCAGCGCGGCGAGCTTGCGGGCCTCCATGACCTCCCGCTGCACCTGCGGGCTGCTGGCCGCGATCGGGGCTCCGGTCTCGGTCCAGCCGAAGGTCAGGCCGCCGAGCGCCTGCCGCCCCGAGGCCTGCGAGGAGTTGTCGATGGAAGGCAGGCCGTAGCGCAGCGACGACGACGCCAGGACCATCGCCTGCGGCCGGACGATGGCCTCGGTCATGTAGGCCATGACCTCTGACCGCAGCGTCTCGGGCACCAGGAAGCCGCCCTGAGCGGGCACCGACTCGGAGAACCCGGCGTTGCGCGGCCGGGTCATCGCGTTCGCGATCTGCTGCCGGGCGGTGTCATCGCCGGGGTCGGTGACGGCGCGCATGTACGTCCCCCACGACCGGGCCCACGGCATGCCGTCCAGGACGGCGCCGGGGGCGTCGGCGCGGTTCAGCGCGGCCTTCCAGCTCCCGGGCCCGGGCAGTTCCCCGGAGACCGCGAGGCCGGCGAGCACGTCGCCGGCGTCCTGCGTGGTGGTCATCCGTCTCTCCCCATGGCGATCCCGGGCGCGGGCGTGACCACGTCACGCGGCGCGCGCCACCCGCAGAACCCGCAGAAGGCGGTCACTGCCGCGCCGGCGTCGGTCGACGGCGCGCCCGTCAGCGGCTCGCCGTCCCGGGGGCAGGCCAGGCCGCCGGTGGCCATCACCTCGGACCTCCACCAGCCGAACTCGCGTTCCTTGTCCTCGAAGATCGCCGCCAGGCCGTACCAGGCGCCGGTCGCGGGCTTGGCGTCAGCGGCCACCGGCGCCCTTCCCGGTCCCCGGCGGCCCCGCCGCCTTCGGGGCCTTGGCGGCCGCCGGCGCCGCGGCGGCGCTGTCCCCGGCATCCGCCGTGCCGGGCTCTTCTGCCGGGGCGGCCTCGGGGTCCTCCGCGGCGGCGTCCGCCAGGCCGGCCGCGGCGGCCGCTGCAGCCTCGGCGGCGGCCGCGGTGTCCTGCGGGGCTCCGTCCGTGGTGTCCGCCGGTGACGGGCTCGCGCTCCCGTCACCGGCGGAGCCTGTCCCGGTCTCCGAGGCCGACACGGAGATGACCCGGTCGCCGATGGTCGCGATTCCGGTGCTGCTGATCTTCGGCATGTCCTGGCCTTCCTGGGGGGTCTCGGGAGCGGGGATGCTCGCCCGGCATTCCGGGCAGCACGGGGCGCCGGCCGTGTAGAGGCAGCCGCAGCTGCCGCACCGCCAGCGCACGGCTAGCAGCCGACCGCGGTCTGGGCGGCCAGCGTGGTGGTCGTGCCGGACCACTTCAGGTACCAGCCGGCGGGCAGCCGGAAGGTGATGACCTGCCCGGCGGTCACCGGGCCGCTGGGCGACACCGCGGCGTCGGACGCCGCCGAGGTGTGCCCGATCGTCACCGTGGTGGCGGTGCCCGCCGTGCCGACGGTCAGGTACACCTCGTAGTCCCGGCTGGTGTCGGCCAGCTGCCTCGCCGTGCCGTTGACCGCGCCGATGCTCGCGATCACCGGCGCCGACGCCGCGGTGCTCGACCCGGCGCCGAGCGGCGCGGTCACCGCGAACGGGCTGACGTACTGGCCGTCCTTGCGCAGGTACTCGCTGACCTGGTCGGCGGTCTCGCCCGCGCCGCCGGTCTGCCCGGCCGCCGCGCTGATCTTCAGGTCCGCTGTCATCGCCGTCCCCCTTACGAGCCCGACCCGGACAGGGGCCGGAGCATGTCCGGGGACCGCTGCACGAGCAGGTCGTGGGGGATCGCGGTGACCAGGCCGCCGGCGGCGACGGACACCTCGAGGTACTCGGCGCCTGACGGGAGCTCCGCGGCGTCGACGTACACCATCGCCGCGCCGGACGCGATGACGATCGTCGAGGCCGCCGCCTGGCTCTGCGCGACCCACTGGGCGCCGCCCCCGGTGGAGGTGTTCGTCCAGTAGCTCGTGATCACCGGCAGCGCCGTGGGGGAGCCGTTGTATGAGCCGGCGGACTTGAGGGTGAACGTGTCGTTGCCGGTGAGCACGAACGTGTAGCCCGCGCAGTCCTTGACGGACAGCAGGGTGCCCGCCGCGATCGCGGCGGGGTTGAACAGCCGTCCCGCGCCTTCCATCCCCATGTCGGGGCCTCCTTCGTTGCCGTGGCCGGGTGGCCGGCGGACTGCCGGCGGCCAGGTGGCCGCCGGCAGGCGGTCAGGCCGGGGTGTTGAGCAGGACGACGGGCGACAGGGTGCTCGCGGACCCGTTCGCCGGGGTGATCGGCGACTGCTGCCAGATCCGGCCGTCCATGCGCTGGATGACCCGGTAGGCCACCAGGTCGGACGCGAACAGGTACTCCTCGCTGGTGGCGATCTGCATCGACTGCCGGTCGCCCAGGAGGTAGTAGGAGAGGTCCACGAAGGACAGCGCGCCGGCCGTGGTGGTGTTGCCGCTCGCGGAGGACGGCATCTTCTCGGAGACGATCAGCGGGCGGCCCATGAGCATGTAGCTCTGGCCGTCGCCCTTGCTGCCGCCCGGCGCGCCCAGCGCCTGGAAGCCCTGCAGCCACAGCGGCGGCGCGACGTTGCTGGCCGCCATCTGCAGCAGGCTCGCGATCACGTCCGGCGAGCACAGCCACACCGCGCTGCCCAGGCTGGCCGGCCACATCCGGGAGTACATGGCCGCGATGTCGGCGAACGCGACCACGTAGTCGGTGCCCGAGTTGATCTTCACGGCGGCCGGGCTGTTGAGGAAGCCCTGCGGCTCCGCAGTCCCGTTGCCGTTGATGAAGGCCATGTCCTCGAACCACGCCATGGCCCGCGGGAAGAAAGCGTTGAACCACCGGTCAAGCGGCGTGATCGCGTCCTGCAGCAGCTCGTTGGGGATCGTGGTGTAGGCCGTGAGCTTGCGGGCCTCCAGCTCGACCCTCCCCCACTTCGGCGCGGACGCCGCGAGGGTGCCGCCCTCAGCGGTCCAGTAAGCCGCGACGCCGCCGTACACGTTGCTCGCGTGGCTGGTGTCGTCGATGGCGGGCAGCGGCACCCGCAGGCTGTCCATCGGGATGACCGTCGACCGGGGCCGGACCACCGAGGTCTCCAGCGACAGCATGAGGATCTCCGAGCGGAGGATCTCGGGGACCAGGTAGCCGCCCTCGGACGGCAGCCGCTCGGCCATGCCCGCGTTCCGCGGCCTCGTCAGCGCGTTGAACAGGGCCTGCTTGTAGCCCTTGATCTCCTCCAGCCGCGCGGTGTCGCCCTGGTCCTTGGCGACGTGCTCCCCCTTCCACATCGTGTAGAGGAAGGAGCGCATCGACTCGGCGTACGGCGCGTCGTCGAGGACGGCGCCGTACGCCGCGTCGTCGAACGCGCCCTGCACCCGCACCTGGTGCTTGGCGTCGGCGACCCGGGACCTGGTGATCGCGCGGTCGCGGCGGACGTCGCGGGCGGTCAGCTGGGTGGTGCCCGGCTTGAAGCCGCGCGGGGAGTAGCCGCCGTCGGCCTGGGCCTGGAGGAACTGCTGCATGCCGAGCTGCATTTCCTCCCGCATCTGCTGGCCCAGCTCGGCCTTCTTGCTCTCCATTGCCTTGACCATGTAGGCCTGGGTGAACTCGCCGAACTTGCCGGGCTCCGTCAGCAGGCCGGCCAGGCGGCCGTCGTCGTTGAGGAGCTCCTCCATCTGCTCGGCGGTCTCGGGGATCGCGGTCTGGCCCTTCATGCGTGTGCTCCTCTCAGAGCCGTGCGGATGGACTCCAGGTCGGGCCTGGAGTGGTTCTCGCCGACGCTGTCGCTGGTGTCCGGCTCGTAGTCGGGGTTGACGCGCTTCATGAGGCGCTGGAGCAGGGCCTTCGCCTCGCTGGCGTTGGTCAGGCCGTCGGTCTGCGGGAGTCGCGACAGGGCGTTCTCCACGCCGGCGGCGTTCGGCGGGCTGGACGGCGTGTACTTGTAGGGCAGCGCCCAGGCGTCCTGGGTGGCCTTGTCGCCGGCCTTCTTCCCGGCGCAGATCCCGCCGTAGAACGCGGCCGGGTCGTCGGACTCGGCCCCGTTGTGCCAGGCCTTGCTGGCGTCCCAGTCGCTGTCGTCCACGCCGCCGCCGGCCGCGGCGATCTCCTCGCGGATCAGCGCGCGGAGCTGCTCCGCGTCCAGGCCGTCGCCGGCGGGCAGGGGCTTGCCGGGCAGGCTCTTGAGCTGCTTGCCGTCCTTCGACCAGTAGTCGTGGTCGGTGTCGCCCTCGGGGCAGGCGTCGCAGTCGCCGTCGCCGTCGGGGTCGGTGCGCTCGTGGTCGCCGTGCATGTCCTTGCCGGCCGCCCGGGCGATCTCCTCGCGGGCGATGGCCCGGGCCGCGTCCGCGGTCAGGGCGTCGGCCGGGGCGTCCGGGGTGTCGGGGGTGGCCTCGTCGCCGTTGTCGCCGCCGTCGCCGTCGTCGGGGGCGTTCCCCGACCCGCCGCAGGAGGGGCAGGTGCGGCCTGCCTTGCCGGTACGCGGGTGCTTCAGCCGGCCGGTGCCGCCGCAGGTCTTGCAGTCCCCGCCCGAGGCGGCGGCGGGCAGCTCGCGGAGCGCGGCCGCGATCCGGCTGGGCAGCTGCCAGGCGGCGACGTCCATGCCGGCCGGCAGCTCGGCCCGGCCGGCGCCGACCGTGTCGGCCAGGCCCGCGTCGACGGCTTCCTGCGCCTTGTACCAGGTCTCGGCCTTCATGGCGGCCCGCCAGGTCGCGGAGTCGCCGGCGGCGGACCGCTCGGCGTAGATGTCGGCCAGGTTCGCGGACACCTCGTCGAGGGTCTGCGCGGTCTTGGCCATCTCGTCGGCGTTGCCCTGGCAGCAGCCGAACGCGTCGTGGATCATGATCATGGCGCCGGGCTGGATGACGCGTTCCTGCCCGGCCTGGAAGATGACGCTGGCGATGCTGGCGGCCAGGCCGTCGGCTATGGTGGTCACCGGGCCGGGGTGGTTGCGGATCACGCTGCCGATCGCGATGCCGTCGAAGACGTCGCCGCCGCCGGAGTTGATGTGGACCTCGATCGCGCCGCTCACGCCGGACATCTGGCCGGCGAAGTCAGCCGAGGAGATCCCGCCGAACCAGCCGCCGCCCCCGATGTCGTCGTACACGTCGACCCGGGTCACGCCGCCGCCGGCGTCGCCGCGGATCCGGCACTTCATCGGGTATGCGTGCTTCACCGTGCACCTGCCAGTGCTAGGGCGCGGTCCCAGCCGGACGCCGGCCGGGGCGCGGCATCGGCGGGGGCGGCGCTGAACGGGTAGGTCGTGCGCTGCGCGGCGTGCTGCGCGGACACGCCGGCGAAGGTGACCGGGACCGGGCCGATCCGGCCGACGGGGTCGGGGTCGCCGGGGTCCTGGTAGCAGAGGGTCATGTGGGCGGTGAACCCGTGGGCGGAGGCGATCTCGATGCCGGCGGCGGCCAGGGCCTCCTCGGCGTCGCGGCGCAGGACGTCCAGGGCCGGCGAGTCGACGATGGCGACGATCGCGTCGCCGCCGTCGCCGCCGGTGAACCGGGCGTGCCCGGACACGGTGGCCGCCAGCGGGGGCCGGGCGGCCAGCGACGCGGCGGCGCTGTTCACCGCGGCGGCGGAGATGCCGGCGGAGTCGCCGAGGTAGGCGATCGTGACGTGCATGTCGGCCGGGTCGAGGCCGCCGTCGACGGCGAGCTGCTCCGCGACTTCCGGCGGCGGGTACAGGGCGATCATGCAGGCGCCGGTGAAGTCCGGCTGGCTGCCCGCTTGCTGCTCCTGGCCGGTCATGCCGCGGCCCCGAGCGCGTTCCACGCCGCCTGGTTGCGGCGGAGCATCTCGACTGCGTCCCAGGGCCGCAGCCGCAGCACCGCCTGCGCGGCCTGGCCGCCGTCGCCGGCGTCCTGCCCGGCCGGGGCCAGCTCGCCGGCGCCTGGCGAGGGCGGCATCCCGGCCGGCAGGCCGCCGGGCGGCGGCGAGCTGATCATCTTCATGTCCGGCAGGCCGACGATCTTCGCGGCGTCGTGCGGGTCGCATCCCGAGGTCACCAGCACGGCGAACGCCCCGGCCTTGGCGGTCAGCTCGAGGTTGTCCTGCTCCCGGTTGACCGGCGACGGGTAGGAGAAGTCGAACTCCACGCCGTCGCCGGTGGCGCCGAACTTCGGCAGGTACTGGTAGTTCAGGACGTCGCGCCAGCGGCGGAGCCGGGGCGCGACCTTCCACGCCGCGAAGATCTCCTCGCCGGTCTGGGCGTTCGCCCTGTTCACGTCATCGACGAGCCCGGTCATGATCTTGTGCATGCCGGCGGACTCGCGGATCCGGTCACCGCCGGTGGACATCAGGTTCGCGAAGTCCATGTCCTTCGCGGAGGCTGACGTGGGCACCCAGGTGACGCCCTCGAGGACCGCGACCCGGTGGGCGCGGGAGACGCCGCGGTGCGCGTCGCGCCACCGGTCGGTCAGCTCATCCCATTCCTCGTCCGAGATGCGGTGATCGACGCTCAGCACTCCGTCGGGCCGCGCGGAGTTGTAGAAGAACTGCTTGTTGTACTGGGCGGCGTACCGGACGGCGTCGATCTCGTCCAGGACGGGCTGCACCCAGCCGGTCCCGTTGTAGGGATCCATCGGGTCGGGCAGCGGGTTGAAGATCACCTCGTCGGGCAGCAGCGGGATCCGCTCCCGCCCGTCGGGCGTGGAGTACACCCAGCCCCGCAGGTAGGTCTCCGGGTCGGGCACCGGCGTCATCCGGTCCGGGCGCACCGGCCAGATCCCGATCGGGAGATCGCTGCCCGGCAGCCGGGTCAGCACCCAGTGGCACTTGCCGGTGAGCTCCTGGTACAGCTGGGAGATCTCGAACAGCCGGGACCGGGACCAGAACTTGTTCGGCCTCTTCAGCAGCGCCAGCGCGGCGTGCTGGACGACCTCGGTGCGCTGGTCAGAACCCTGGCTGGACGTGGAGTAGCGGACCCGGCCGTCCTGCGGCTGCTGGCGGTACAGGCCCCACGCCGGGCCGGCTGTCGCCTCGGCGAGCAGCCCGGCGTTGGAGTGCGTCGTCCCGTTCGAGCCGAAAGCCCGCAGCAGCCGCTCGTCCGGGCTCGTTCCCGTCGGCATCGCCCGGGCCACGGCCTCGCCGATCGGCACCGGCGGCCTGTCCTGCGGGCCGGCCGCCGCGGCAATCGCCTTCCCGAGCAGGCTCACTGGCCCGTCAGCTCCAGGTCCAGGGCCAGCAGCGACACGCCGGTCACGACCCAGCCCCACACCGGGCCGGCGTGAAACGCCCCGATATCGACCGAGGTCAGCGCGGCCACGGCGATCACGTGCTCACGGGCCTGCGCCACGAGTGCCTGAGCGCGGCCCCGGCCCGGACGCTCGCGGCCCCGGCTCCGCGCGAGCACGGAGCTGACCGCGCCGATGCCGGTCCCCAGCAGCGACCGGCGTCCTGACGGGGCTCCGGCCGCGGTCACCGGCGGCCTGCCAGGCGACGCGCGCGAGACCACCCGGCCAGGGGCCGGGCAGCCCGCCCCGGCAGCGAGCCGGGAACCGTGACGACCGCCACGCTCTGCCTCCACCGCAGGGCGCCCCGCGACCGCAGGACGCGCTGTGTGCGATCACTGTAACTCACAGAAACCGTAAATCCTGCGGTGTAATGGCTCCAGAACGCTAAATCTTGTTGCCAAGAAGGCGGATTGGACGGCAGGACACTTGCAGGACGTCGCGAAGATGCTCTGGCCGTCCATCGTCGAGACTCTCGCCGCGCTGCCGGACGATCCCGCGTACGCCGCGCTCCGGAAGCTCATCGAGCGCTACGCCAAGGTCATCGACGGCCTCCCCGAGCACGGCGACGCCCGCACCCGCGACCAGGCCTGGGGCCTGCGGTGGATCGGCCCCGAGCTCCTGCGCGCCCTCGACGCCCTCGGCGCCACCCCCGAGGCGAAGGCCCGCATCGACAAGCTCGCCAGCGCAGGCAAGGGAGGAGGCGGGAAACCCGATGCCTCCGGCGGCAAGCTCCCTGGCCTCCGCAGCGCCCTCGCTTCGCGCAGCGCCCCGTAACCTCCGCGGCAAGACCACCCCGCGGCTGTTCACCCCGCCGCTGCGGCAGCTGTCCCGCCGGACCAGCAACGGCTACTACGTCGCCGACTTCGCCGAGGCCATCGGCACCCCGCTGCAGCCCTGGCAGCGGTGGGCCGCCATCCACGCCATGGAGCTGCTGCCCGGCGGCGAGTACCGGTTCAAGATCGTCCTGGTCATCGTCGCCCGCCAGAACGGCAAGTCGAACCTGAAGAGGGCCGTCACCCTCTGGCGGATGTACATGCAGCCCAGGTGCCGCGTCCTCGGCATCGCCCAGGACCTCTCCCTGGCCCGCGACCAGTGGCAGATGTGCCAGGACACCATCCAGGAAGACGCCGACCTGCTGGAGGAGTGGGGCGGCGTCCGGAACGTCAACGGCGACGAGAAATTCTGGCTCGCCAACAAGGCCCTCTACGCCATCAAGGCCCCCAACCGGAAGGCCGGCCGCGGCGGCTCCAACGACGAAGTCAACATCGACGAGCTCCGCGAGCATCAGACATGGAAACCATGGGCCGCCGTCTCCAAGACCACCATGGCCCGCCCGAACAGCCAGATCTGGTGCATGTCCAACGCCGGCGACGACACCTCGGTCGTGCTCAACCGGCTCCGCGACCGGGCGCTCACCGGCGACGACCCCACCATCGGCCTCTTCGAGTGGTCAGGCGCCTACGACGACGACGGTGACAGCTACTGCGCCATCGACGACTGGGCCCAGATAGCCCAGGCCAACCCCGTCCTCGGCTCGCTCATCTCAGCCGCCGCCATCGGCTCCTCGATGAGCAACGACCCGCCCGACATCTACCGCACCGAGGTCCTGTGCCAGCGCGTCCGCCAGATCGACGGCGCCATCAGCATGATCGCCTGGGGCAGCTGCTCCGACCCCGGCGTCACCATGGACTCCCTCCGCACCCGCCTGTGCTGCGGCTTCGACGTCGCGCCCGACGACGGCCACGCCACCCTCGCCGTCGCCGCCAGGACCGGCGACGGGAAGATCCGCGGCGAGATCGTCAAGTCCTGGCCCTCCGCCATGGCCGCCCGCGCCGAGCTCCCCGCCATCCTCGCCCGCATCAGGCCCTGCGTCGTCACCTGGTTCCCCGCCGGGCCCGCCGCCGCGCTCGCCCCCATCATGTGCAACCCCGGCGGCCGGCCCGTCAAGCTCGAGAAAGCCGGCCCTGGCCGCACCGCCTGGGTCGAGCTCACCGGCGCCGACGTCGCCAAGGCCTGCCAGGGCCTCGGCAACCTCATCAAGGGCCGCCAGATCCTCCACAACAACGACCCGCTCCTCAAGGACCACCTCGGCGCCGCCACCCGCCGCAAGGTCGGCGACGGCTGGGTCTTCGCCCGCCGCCCGAAGAACCCCGGCAACACCGCCCCCGCCCCCGACCCCGGCGAGGACCCCGCCGCCGCCGACCCGGCCGCCCAGCAGGCCGCCCGCGACGGCGCCGTCGACGCCGCCTACGCCTTCGCCGGCGCCGTCCACGGCGCCCTCATCCTCCCCGAGCCGGCCCGCGCCCGGATCCGGCTCCTCGCCTAGGCCTGGGTCACCACGGCCGGCGACACGATGAGGTCCGTCCGCCCGATCCGGATCCTGTCGCCCTTCGCCAGCAGCGCCGGCCCGTAGACCCGCTCGTCGTTGAGCCACGTGCCGTTCGTGCTCGCCAGGTCCTCCAGGTACCACCCGTCGTCCCGCAGCACGCACTTCGCGTGCTTTACCGACGCGAACTCATCGGCCACGACCAGGTCCCCCGTCTTCCCGATCGTGAAGTCAGCGCTGAACAGCAAGCCAGCGCCAGTGCCGCCCCGGATGATCAGCGCCGTCAGCGGAAGCGCCGGGTCCGCATCCCAGCCCGGCAGGAAACCGGGGTGATCGGACCAGCTCGCCGCGGCAGCGCGCAGCGTCGGGCAGCGATCCAGCGTCGCCGACCTCGGCCGGCCGCGCCCGTCCTGCCCGCAGCCCAGGCAATGCGGCAGCCGCGCCTCGATCGTGCCGTCCTCGCCGTGCCGCTCCGCCCAGGTGCAGTGCTCGCGGCGGATCCGGCGCTTCACCTCGATCTCCCGCAGCATCCGGCCGGTCGCGGACGGCGGCAGCCCGCGCAGTTCCTGCGCCGCGATGATCTCCCTCGTTGCCTGGTCGGCCATCATGGCCATCAGCACGCTGACGAGGACCTCACGTTCCTCTTCGCTCTCCCCGGCCTGGGCCCCGGCCTCGGCCATTGACGACAGGAACTCCGCGTCATCAGCCAGCCGGCCGTCGATGAAACCGCCGATGCTCACGCTTCCCCATCCTGCCGCAGGCCGCTAAGCCGGGACTACCACGAGCGACGTCCGGCCCACGCCGATCCAGTCGCCCTTCGCCAGCGGCACCGGCCCGTGCACCCGCTGCCCGTTCAGCCGCGTCCCGCTCGTGCTCGCCAGGTCCTCCAGGTACCACACGCCGTCCGCGAGCCGGGCCAGCGCATGCTTCCCCGACGCGTGCTCATCGGCCACGGCCAGGTCCCCGGCCTGCCCGATCACGAAATCCCCGGTGAACATCGACGGCTCGCCGCCCCGCGGCTGGATGATCAGCACGGTGCTCGCCATTCCGCCGGAGGCCGCGCGGCCGAGCCCGGCCAGTGCCTCGGCCGCTTCCCGCGCCGCGGCGCCGATACCGCCGATGTCGTGCTCGGCGCCCGCGATGCCGGCCTCGTCCGTGTTCATGGCCGAAGCGTAGCCCCGGCCCCGGATGGTCACCATCCGGCGGCCGCCGCGCGCCGCGGTCCTGGCCGCGCGCCAGATGCTAGATGTACTCCGCCGCCTCCGGGTGCAGCTCGATCCACCGGTCCCGGTGGCGGCTCATCCAGTGCAGCGTGATCACGGCAAGATCTGAGCAGAGCGGATCCCGCCGCAGGAGATCCGCGCAAGCGGTGCAGCGGATCCAGCCCGGCGGCCTCGCCCGCAGCGGATCACGCATGACGACCATCCTCCCGCAGGTTTCGGCCCTCCCGCCGTACGCCGCCACGATGGTTACCCTCCGTCGCCACAGCGCATTCTGGCGAATGTGGAGGGGGGGATTGGGAGGGCGGCGCTCTGGGGCGCCGTTGACCCACTGGACTTTTCCGCGATCACACGATGATAGATATGTGTGTTTATGCAGGTCAGAGGCATGTTGATAAGTGCTGCTGATGGTGGCGGATAGTTTGGCGGACTCGGTGCCGGTGTGTGGTGCCGCAGTAGCGGCCGGAGTTTTCGTGTCCAGGGACGGGTGGTTTCTGGCCAGGATCGCGGTGACAGGGTGTGGCACGGCCGCAGGTAGCGGGCGGGGACGCTGGCCGGGGTCCAGGCATGGGCTCGCCGGGGCGGGGCCGGCCTGCCGGGCTGGCTGCGGGTAGCCGGGCCGGGGGTCTCGCCAGGTACTGGCCTGGCCGCGCGGGCCAGGCCAGTACCTGGGCCCGGGCGGCCTTCCGGCTGGTGCCTGGCCAGCCGCCCTTCGCCGGCCAGGCCGGGCCAGCGGCTGGGCGGGGGTGCTATTGGCCGGGCGCTGCGGCTCGTAGCATGACCCTGTTCCGGACTTGGAGGCGACGGTGGAGCGTGCTGAGGAGTATCCGTGATTGCGCCACGGCAGTGGAGGCTTCGCTGGTGGGATGGGTCGCTCTGGTGGCGCACCGGCGGCTGCCGTGCGCGACGCTGCTGACGGCCTTGTCGCGTCCTGAGATGCGGAATGAGATCAGGAAGCTGGCCAGGCGCCGGGCGACTCGCGGCCGGGCGAAGAGATGAGCGCCGGTCCCGGGAGCTAAAAGCGGCGGTAGAGCGCGATGGGCCGCCGGATCAGGATCACCGGGACTTCACGCATGATCTCCTGGATCGCGTGGATCTCGTCATCGGTCTTGTCGAGGGGGACCAGGAGCGGCTGCGAGAACCATCGATACGGGTAATAGCCGCGCGGCCAGAACCTCAGCCGGGGCGCCGGATCGGTGCTCGGGCCCGCGCTTCTCACAGGGCCAGCGTATGCGCGGGGAGCTGGCTACCAGCGCGTGGTGGGCGCGGGCTGGGCTCCGGCGTCCTGGCGAGCCAGGTACTGGTCGATGCGGTGGTGCCATTGCGGCGGCCGTTTCGCCGCGGTCGCGCGGGCGTGGAGCTCCCCGGGCGTTGCGGTGCAGTGGACGATGCGGGCGTTCGCGGCGGCGTACTGGGCGCGGCGGGCTGGTCCGGGGTCGGTGTCGATGATCCAGACGCGGTAGCCCTTGCGGTGCCATTTGAGGGCCTCGACGATGGCGGCGTGGCGGGCTTCCCTGGTGACGGCGGTGATGTGGTCGCTGTGGCCGTGGCTGGTCTGCGAGCCGAGCGCCTGGGCGAGCTGGTCGTAGTCGATGAGGAGGTCGCCGGGGTGCGCGTGCTGGGCGGCGTAGGTGGTCTTGCCGCTGCAGGGCGCGCCGGTGATGACGGTCAGCATGGCCCGGGGTTGGTCTCGGATATCGAGGACACCTTGCCGTCGACGAGGGTGACGATGGCCGCCGGCGTCCTGAGCATGAGCTGCTTGACTTGCTCCTCGTATGCGAGCCTGCGCTGAATGGCTTCGCTGTAGTCCGGCATGCAGGCCATGATCAGCCCCTGCAGGATGTACTCGGCCTGGACTGGGTTCGTGCCGGGTGTGTGCTCGAGGACGAAGCCCAGCTTGGTGAGGGCGCGGCTGAGGAACTCGTACTCGCCCAGGAAGAGCGCGTCTGGCGGCTCGTGGATTCCCTGCCGCTGGAGGTGGTCGGCGAGCATCTGGTCGGTGTCGAAGTACATGGCGGTTCCTCCGGGGGTTACCAGGTGGTGGTGGGGCGCGGCGCGGGGTCCGCGGGCCGGGTGTTCTGCGCGGCGCGGTAGCCGCCGCCTTCGAGGGCGGTCTTGCGGGCGTGGCAGGACGCGGGGCCTGAGCAGAGGGCGCGGAGGTTGGCCAGGTCGTGGGTGCCGCCCTGGCTGACGGGGATGGTGTGGTCGACCTGGAGGCGGCGGCCTCGGCGGCGGCATGCTGAGCACTTGCCGTAGCGGCCGCCGGCCTGCTCCAGGACGATGGCGGCGTTGCGGACGTACTCGGAGTCGTGGTAGGTCGCGTCGGATGCGGCGCGGGTTTCGGGGGTGTTCTTCCACGGCATGGCTACCGCCTGGTGCGGCGCCCCTGGTACAGGCGGGTGCTGGCGTGGCCGAGGATGCCGCCGGCGGTCTCGCGGCGGTGAGCGAGGAGCCAGGTGGATGCGCGGGTGAGGTGGTGCGCGCACCACCAGCGGATCCGGGTGCGGACAGGCAGGTCGGCTACCTGGCTGATGGCTGCCCAGCTGCCCGGCCGCATGCGCTTCTGGGCCGCGTGCCAGCGCCGCTCGAGCTCGGCAATCTGCTCCGTGCTGAGGCTCACTGCGGTGCTCCCGGGCTGGGCAGTGGTTCCGTGCTGGTCAGCCCGCGCATCAGGGAATGTCCTCAGGCCCGATCGTCACGGGAGCCGCCATTCTGCCCGGTAGCCCGGGTGGTCGCGCCAGGCCGCGGCGTCGAGCTTGACGGCGACTGCGGCGGCGCGGGCCCGGCCGATGGCCATGGCCTGGGCGACGCGGGTTGCGTGCTGGTCGGCGAGGAGCCGGTTCATGTCGGCGGTGGCTTCGGCGAGCTGGGTGACGCGGCTGCGTTTGGCCTCGATGTCGTCCAGGATGCGGTGGGTCGCGATCGGCGGATAGCCGTCGCGCAGGGAGCAGGCGACGGCCGCGGCGACTTCCGGGGCACTCATCACCGAGGCGGGGATCATCGGCGCGACGCCGACGGCCGCCGCGATGGCATGGCGAGCCTCATAGGTCCGGGTGCCATTCCGGCCGGTAATCGGGATGGCCGTCCCAGATCGCGGCGACATCGATGACGTCGCGTTTCAGCGCGGCGGCGATCTTCTCCCAGGCTGTTTTCTCGGCGCCGGTGCTCACGACGGCCGCCGCGCCGGCGCACTCGTAGCGGTTGATGATCTTCCGCATGGCCGCGATCTCGCGCAGGGCGCGGAACGGGTCGTGGCCAGCTATGAAGATTGCATCTGCGCGGGTGAAACCGCGTTCGCGGAGCCTGTCGGCGCCGTACCACGGCCTGTCGGCGCCGTGCCACGGCAGCTCCTGGCCAAGCAGGCCGCGTGCCGCGTTTGCCTGGGCCTCTTCCTTGTCCAGGCGCGCCGCCACGAACATCGGAAGCGCCATCAGCGCCTGCCAGTCAGCATGCCGGGCGGCGCGGGCCTGGCGGCTGGCTGCCAGGCGTTCCTGGCGGGCGTGCTTGTCACTGATGTTCATGGCCGCCGCGCTTCCGGGTAGTCCGGATGGTCGCTCCAGGTCGCAGCTACCTGGCTGAGCACGTCTTCCAGCGTATTCCGCTTGGCGGCCACGTCGCGGAGCGCCCAGCCGGGGTCTTGCACTGGCTGGGCGCCGGTCAGCATGCCGGGGCATCGCTGCCACTGCCACTGGCCGTGGTGGGTGTATCCGGTGATCCCGATCAGGTTGCGCAGCGGGATCACCGGGTGCCCGCAGCGGATGCAGAGGTGCCCGTTGATGCAGCGCTCGAGGTCGTCGAGGCGCGCGGCGGTGAACGCCGCCAGCGCGGCCGGAGGCGGTGTCATGGCCGCTGGCCGCGTTTCCAGTTGCAGCGCCGGAGCGTGTGCCTGCGCCAGTCCCCGGTTTCCCAGATCCCGCGTTTCCAGGTGCCGTCGCGGCCCTTCTTCTCCGGGACGGCGCAGATCCGGGTGCCGCAGCATTCGCAGGGGATCGGCTCGGTGGCCTGGTCGCCGGCGGTGATGTAAGGGCAGCTTTCTGCGGTGCAGCGGCAGTCTTCGGCGAGGTCAGGATTGGTGGCGACCTGGGCGGCGAGGTCCAGGTGGTCGCTGAGGATCCGGCGCTCGGACGTCCAGGTGCTGAGGTAGATGCGGCGGGATGAGGTGTCAGCGAGGGCTGCGCCCGGGTCTGGCGAGGGCATGGCCCAAGGCTATCGGCGGTCCTGGCGTGGTGCGGGCGGCCTAGGCTCGCGGCATGGTCGCGGATGATCGGACGCTTGCCGATGAGGTCATCGACCTCGCGGAGATCTACGCCGGTGACTACCCGGCGCCCCTGTCGGCGTGGCAGCAGCAGTTGCTCCGCCAGCTGTTCAGCGAGCCGCGCCCGCGGGCCTGCCTGGCGCACGCCGCGGGGACGGCCATGGCGCGGCGGAACATCCAGCGGCTCGTCATCGAGCAGCAGGTGCTGCACGGTGAGCATGTCCACGTCGCCACGCCGGGCGGCACGTTCTGCGCGGGCGGCGATCCGGGCTGCCCGCTGCCGCAGTGGGAACGCCCTGGCTTGTGATGACGGCCGGGCTGGCCCGCTGGGAAGATGGCCGCATGATGATGAACGAGGCTACGGCGGCTGCTGACGCGGAGTGGATGCCCCGGATGGCCGGCGAGCTGTACGAGCACGCCGGGGGCTCCCTCACCGCCGCGCAGGACGAGGTGATCGCCGCGCTGTACGCGGCCGGGCCGGACGGCCGGCCGAAGTCGGGTGTGGTGGCCGCCTGCCTCCCGCCAGGGGAGGAGCTGCCGGGGCTGCATGCGGCGGTGGTGCTGGCGTGGCTGTTCCTGGAGGAGCGCCAGCGGATCCTGTGGTCCGCGCCGGGCACGGACGCTTGCCGCCACGCGCACCAGGACCTGGCTGACCTGATCACCGGCGTCCCGGAGCTGGCCGCCGGAACGCGGATTTCCTGGGCGAACGGGGCGCAGGAGATCCGCTCGGCCACCGGCAGCGTGGTGCGTTTCCGGGCGCGCCGGCCGCGCCGGGATCTCAGCCTGCGCGGCGTCACCGGGCGCCGGGTCCTGGTCACTGAGGCCAGGGAACTCTCGGACTGGCAGGCCTGGGACCTGGGCGCCGGGGCCACGCAGCAGCTGTGGACGTCGCATCGTGCGCCGCTGCCCGATACTCCGCTGGCCAGCGTCCGCGCGGGCCAGGCCGTCGCACGCGTCGCCTACTTCGGGCCGGCCGGGCCATGAGCCGTATTTACTTCCACACCCCGTCCGGCGAGGCGGAGCTGTGGGGCGGTGAGAAGGCATGGCTGCGCAGCGTGTGCGAGGACATGGCGATCGGCCTCCTGCCCGGCGACTGGCGGCACGAGCGGTCCCGCGAGCTGATCGCCCCGGGCCACGACCTGGCCGACCCGCGCTACCAGCCGCCCCAGGAGTACCTGAGGTGGCGTAACCACCTGGAGACGGCGCTGCAGGTAGGGCACGGCACGCTGGCATGGAACGGCTGCCACGTCGACGAGTACCACCTCCTGCTGAACACCGTCATGCGGGCGGGCAGCGACCCGGTGAAGCTCGCCGCGCGGATCGCGGGACAGAGCGAGATCCACTGCTACATCGAGGGCATCGACCGGGCCTGGGCCGCGCAGCTCATCGACGCCGGGCTCGGCGCGGGGGTGTTCCGCGACCTGTCGGGCATCGCGAACGCGCCTGGCTGGGATGGCGTAACCCGGCTGCTCCGCGACCGCGACGACGAGCCCGTAGTCCTGTCCTACTCGATCTCGGACCCGTTCCCCGGCCCGTACGCGCCGGGCTGGACTCCGCCCGAGGACCCGGCGTGGATGCCGGAGTTCTACCGCGGCCGCCCCGGCGACTGGGCGGCCCTGGCCGACGGCGAGCGCGCCCAGGAGACAGCGGACGCGCTGTGGGAGCGGTGGGAGGAGCTGGGCGCGGCCGAGCAGTGGCGCATCGGGATCACCGCGGTGCGCGCGGAAGAAGCCGGGCTGCGGATCGACCCGGCGCGGTGGGACGGCTTCCTGTTCGGCCACAAGCTCAGCGTCCTGGACGTGCTCGCCCCTGACTGGCGGGAGCGCCTGGACGCCGCGTTCCCGGCGCCATCGGCAGCCGTGACCTCGTGACGGCGCGGACCGGCGCGGGCAACCCGGTCGTCGAGTGCCTGACTCACGGCCCGATGATCTACCGGATGGGCTGCGACTGGTGGGAATGCGTCGGGTTCGACGGCGAGGGATGCAGCGTGCCTCTTGTCTCCTCGGAGGACGCCGCGCGCGAGGACCACGGGATACCCGGCATCAGGGTGACCCGGGCAGCCTGACGCTCAGCGTCGTGCGGCATCGGCCCGGCTGCCGGCAGGCACCGGGCGCGAGAGGAGCACCGTGGTCCGGGCGGAGCGGGCCGGACCGCAGACAGCTCAGGTGGTGACCGGGGCCGTGGTGAGCATCAGCGGCTTGACCGGTTCACCAGTCCGCGAGTCGCGGTCCCCGGCCCAGGCCGCGAAGCCGTTGCACCGGCACGGCTCATACGGCCCGGGCGTCGCCGACCCGATGTAGCCGTGGCAGACGTCGGTGTTCGCGGTCAGTCCGCTAGCTGCGTGGACGTGCCAGTGGTGGCCGCAGCCGCATATCGCGGTCTCGGTCATGTGCTGGTCCTTTCGGGGGCTAGGTGGCGGCTGGCCACGCCTAGGCGAGCCGCGTGCCGAACGGCGCGTCGATGGTCAGCTCGATGTGGTGCTCGGCGCCGATCCCGGTCGGCAGGATGCGCAGCGGCCACGGCGGCATCGGCCGGTCGTCGCTGGCCGTGCCGACGCCGAGCAGCCATGTGCCGTGCCGGTAGCGGGCCATGACGTGCATCGCGGTGTCGTCGAGGGCGATTAGGCAGGCGTGCCAGCCGAGGTCGTTCACGGCGGGGCCGCGTGCTTCGTACCGGGCGTGGCCAACGCGGCCGTCGATCTCGATGCCGTCGACGGCGACCGTGCCGTCGCCGACGCCGTGGATGGTGATCACGGACTGGTCCTCACCCAGCTAGCCGCCCTGGCCTGGGCGCTGGCGAACCTGGGAGCCCGGCGTTCGCGCCGGGTGCTGGCCCGACGGGCGCGACTGCATCGTGGGTGTCTACGAGCTGGGGTGGCGGGCGTGGAGCCAGCTAGAGCCAGCCTCGGCGCAAGCGGCTGCGCCCGGCGCAGCCGCGACCCGGCGCCCCGCAGCGACGACGGGTCAGGCATCATCGCGGGCCTGGCTGCTGCCGCGACGGGCCCACGCCCGCGCGAAGACCTGGCCGCTCCACCCGAACGCGGCCGCGGCGGTGATGGCGGCACTGGCGGTATCCCAGTGGCTGGCCAGTGCCGCGCGGGTGGCTATCGCGGCCATCATCGCCGCGGCCGCGAGAGCCGCCAGGGACAGGCCGCCGAGGACGCGTACGGTGCCGTCGTCCGGGGTCATCGCGTGTTCTCTTTCCGCTGGGCTTCGCTGCGCCGCTCCCCGGCGGACGTCCTGTCGGCGTGGTCGGCGAGGACCTGCCTGGCTTCGGCCATGGTGATGCTGCCCAGCGTCTCGCGCAGCAGCTCGATGCCCTCACGCTGGCGCTCGGCCTTCCGCAGCCTGCGCTCGGCTTCTCGCCTGGCGCCGCTGACGACGATCGAGTTCATCGACTGCCGGCTGTCGAATGCCAGCTGGCGCAGCTGCTCGTGCAGCTCCCTCGGGAAGCGGATGGTCGCCGCCTGCTCGTCTGCCATGTCGCCAAAATATCGTCGTATCAGATTCCGGGCGCGGGGGCATCTGGCCGGCTGGCTGCGTCCGCGACGACGCGCAGCCTTCCGCCTAGCAACTTGCAGTCCTCAGCAGATACCGAGTAAAAGTCCCTCATGGCCTGGCTGAGGGCCTGTATTCCCTGCTGGGCCTCAGCCATGGTCACGCCGGGCAGCGCGGCGGCCAGGCGGTCGCGGATCTCCTGCTCGCGGCCGGGGGTCACGGAGTCTGCGCCGGGCTGATCACGAAGGCCGGCAGGCCGTCTTCGCCGTCAGGCATCCGGGCGAGCATCTGCCCGCGGCCGGCCAGCCACGCCCGCAGCGGGCCGTCCATCCCCGGCCGCACGACAACCTGGAAGATGCCGTGCCCATCATCGCCCGCGCGCGACGCCGGCGCGGCGAACCGCTCAAGGGCAGGCCAGAGGACGTCGTTACGACCCCATTCCGGGTCGATGACAGCGACCTGCCAGGCGTCGCAGGCAGCGCCGATCGTGTCGGGATGGCACGGGCTGAGCGTGTCGGCCAGCTCGTCCGGGCCGCAGGCAGCGCCGAACCAGGTGACCGGCTTCTCGTCGGCGCACGTCACCGGGATGGCATCCCGGTAGGAGACGCCCTGCACGTCGCGGCCGCGACGGGCGGTCAAGATGAGGCGGGTACCTGCGATGGCGGCGCGGAGACGGGCCACGGCCTGGTCGTCAGCGAGTCCGGTGACCCCTGCGCGCTGCTCCCATACGCGGTCGTCGTAGCCGGCGCAGGGCGCCTCGGCGGCCTGTGAGCAGTCGGTCCGGAAGCCGGCCCGGTTGACCGCGGCGAGCAGCGGGACGAGGACATCTGACCGGTCGATGTCGGAGCGGCCGAAGTAGCCGGGCTGCGATGCCAGGGTTCCCTCGATCCACTGCGCTGTCAGCTCGCCGAGGTCGGCCAGCGTCCGCGCTGACTGCCAGGCCGCGGCATTCTCCGGGCTCATGACGTCGTCGTCAGCGGGTGTCTCTGCCTGGGGGCGCGTCACCACAGGCCGCCCTTGCGGAGCGCGCCGAACAGGCTGCGGGTGATGGCGCGGCGGGTCAGCCGCCGGGCGAGCGGCGCGGGGCCGCGGCGGGCGGCGCGGACGTCGAGGATGGTGCGGTCAGTGAGGCTGCCCGCGCGCTCGATCCGTCCGAGGTAGGTGTTCCTGCGCATGGCGATCAGTCTCCTGCGGGATCGTCGGGGCTGCTGGCCGGATCGAGGAGGTCGGGTTCCAGGGAGAAGAACAGGACCGTGGCGGCCGGTACCTGCGCCGCCTTGCAGGTCTCATCCAGGATGCTGGCGAAGTGCGCGGCGCGCGTGTCACCCGGCCGGACGGTCCGGGGGCCTGCCGCCGTGCGAAACCCTATGACGTTCGGGACGTTCTGCCACTGGATTGTCAGGACGTAGTGGTAGAGGCGGCCCGGGTCGGGTGAGCGGCCGCGTGTCCGGGCGCTGGCGATCTGCCGGATGTTCGTGTCGCTGCCAGTGCTGTCGCCGGCGGCGTGCGCGCGTGCCTGGCTCAGGGCCACGATGCGGCTCACGGCGCTGGCATGGAATACCGGGGCGATGGCGCGCCGCGCCGCCTGCCGGGCTCCGGTGATCTGCTGGTCCAGCCAGGGCAGCAGCCCGTTCCCTGCTGCCTCGCCGGCTGTTGCGGTCACGGCGGCCTCAGCGGGCCGCGGGGGCGGGGACGGGCTGGCGGGCTGCCAGGGCGGCGCGGGCGAGGTCGAGGGCGCTGTGGGCGCCGTCGGCGATCGCGAGGAGGACCATGCGGCGCAGCCGGTCCCCGGCCTGGCCGATCTCGCGGAAGTCGTCTTCGTCCTCGGCCGCGGCGGCCGAGGAGCGGACCGAGGCCGCCATCTCCGTGACCTGGGCGACGGTCAGGCCGCGGGCCGGCCGCCATTCCCAGGGGCCGGCGTCGCCGCGGCAGGTGATGGCGGTGCCGTCGGCGAGCATGAGCTGGGTAACCTCGGCGCCGTCAGCGTGATAGCTCATGTCCTCGATCTCGTCGATGTACTCGTGCAGGACGTCGCGCCAGATGTCGCGCCGCCCGGGCGGGGTGAAGTCGTAGTAGAAGTTCAGGAATACCGTGATGTTCCTGGCCGTGGCGCTGCTCATGACTCCACCTTAGCAGTTCCTTACAGTCCTTAAGGAGTGTACTGTTCAGCTCGTGGAAGAAATCGCGCTCGAACAAGCCCGCGCCACCCTCGGCGACCTCGTGGACCGCGCCCGGCTCCAGGGCAGCCCGACGCTGATCACCCGCCACGGCCGGCCAGCCGCGGTCCTCGTCGGCAGCGACTGGTACGAGCGGGCGGCGGCCGCCCTGGCCGGGGCGGAGGGCCAGCCCGGTGAGCGGTGACGCCGCGGCGCTGATCGCGCGGGCCCGCGAGCTGCTCCCGCAGTGGCAGCGCTTCTCCTCAGATGGCCAGGTCGCCTCGCTGATCAGCCGCGCCGAGGCGGTAGCCGCCCAGCGCGATCCGGCCGAGGCCGATATCCGGGCCCTGGGCGGGGCCGCTGACGCGGCCCGGGGAGCTGGCCGACGGCATCACCGACCCGGCCGCGGCTGAGTCCGTGCTCGCGGCCGCCGCGGCGGCGTGGGCGGTGCAGGCCGCTGCGCTGCGCGGCCGGCCGCCCGCTGACGTAGCGGAGGGCCTGGCGGCGCGCATCGGAGCCGCGCTCGCGGAGCACCAGGGCGCGGCAGCCGCGGAGATGGCCCGGACCCTGCGCGCACGCCGGGGACCGCGGCGGTGACGGCCGGCCAGCCGGCCGCGGCGTCCTGCGCCCAGTGCGGCAGCAGCCCGGCCGGGCCCGGCGGCATCCTGTGCGCGGGATGCAATGCCGGCTAGGCAGCCGGCGGCTGGCACGCCCAGGCGCTGACCCGGACGGCGAGCCACGTCCAGGAATCATCCGCGACCTCGGCCAGCCGCTTGCCGCCGGGAACCTCGGCGAGGCGCATCTCCTGCCACTCCTCCGGCTCGCCGAGCAGCGCGCGGCCGGCGTCCGCGACCTGGCGGGCCAGCTCGGCGCGCAGCATGCCGCGCATGTCCTCCTGGCCGAGGTCCTCGGCGTGGCCGCGGGCGAAGTGCCGGACGATGGTCACCTGATACCGCGTGTTCACCAGGTGGCCTTCCAGTCGTCAGGCAGCCCGGTGGCGCGGAGCAGGGCGCGGGCGGTCCTGTCCAGGTAGTCGCAGACGGCGGCCTGCATCCCGGTCGGCGGCTGGGCCCGCTGCAGGATGCTCCTGGCGTCCATCAGCGTCACGAAGTCGTACCGGGCCGCGCGCAGCCCGGGGAACGCGTCCAGGACCGCCTCGTAGACGCGGCGCTCGCCGGGTGAGACCGGCTGGCTGTCCATCAGAGGAGGGTCACCACCACGACCGGCTGCGGGAAGTTGAAGCGCGCGAGCAGCCGCGCATCCTCCAGGCCCCGGCGGAACGCGGACTCCTCAGGAGAGATCCCCGGCTCGAAGCGCACAGGGATCTCGCGGGCCTGCCTGAGCGCCGTCTCGTTCACCAGCACGGTGTCCGTGCCGCCGAGCCACGGGTGCTCGCGGACGTCGGTGACGTTCTCGTCCGCGAACGCGGTGTCGATCACGGTCCGCTCGTAGGCGCCCGGCGGGTGGTAGGCGGTCCACTCGCCCAGCCGGGCCTCACCGGAGGCCATCGGCGGCCTCCGGGCCTGCGGCGTCCTTCTCGTGCTCGCCGGGCGGAGGGGCCCACCCGAGGGCGATCAGGGCCTCGCGCAGCTCGCCGACGACCTGAACGGGAGCGTCGGCCTCGACGGAGCCCGGGGCGACCTCCAGGTCGAGCGTGGCCACGCCGCCTCGGCCGTGCGGCCGGGCGAGCGTGAAGCCCATGACGTAGCTGCTGATGTCGTGGCCGCCGATGATTAGCGACCCGCAGCCAGTCTCGTCGAGGCGGATGCGGGTGTCGCGCCGCGGGGATGGGGGCTGCTGCATGGGCTGCTCCTTGCGTCAGGAACCGGTCATCCGGGCGGCCAGAAGACGGCCGTCTCGGTGCCCTGGTTCTCGCTGGCTGTTACTGCGCGCTCCCTTTCCCCGTCGGCGGCCAGCGGCCGCAGGGGGACCGTGCCGGGGTGCCGGCTGTGCTCGGCTGTCTCGCCGAGGCGCCCTCGGGTGATCCGGGTGCCGGCCGGGAGCTGGCCGGCCAGGCACTCGTTCAGGGCCTGCTCGATGGCTGCCGCGCGGGCGGGCAGCACGACGGCGGCGTAGCCGGCTTCGGTGCCGTCCCAGGGCGGGTCGCGGTAGCCGGCGGGGTAGCCGGCCGTCGCAGCCGGCTGGCTGTGCGCGGCCGCCATGGCTGGCCTCCTAGTCCTGGTTGAGGAACCGGGTCATCTGCACCCGGAACTCGGCGTCGGCCGCTGCCGCGCCCAGCCGGCCGGCCTCGGGGCAGCTGCCATCGCGGCATCCGTGCTCCCGGCGGTGGTCCCGGATCGCGGCTCCCCCCTCGTCCAGCTCGTCTTGCAGCCCGCGGAGGATGCTGCGCAGCGACGGCGGCCGCTCCTGCTCGTCCGGGTCCTGGCCGGCGCCGGCCAGTTCGTCCCTGCCGGGGCCTGGCAGGACGCGCGGCAGGGTCACGCCGAGGCAGGAACCGGTGCCGCGCCGTCGGCGACGGTGCCCGCCGGGGCGGCGGGCGGCTGGGTGTCCGGCTGGCCGGCCGCCGGGGTGTCCTGGCCGAACCGGGAGATGAACACCCTGGCGATGCTGATCAGGTCGGCTTCCGCGTCGGCCGGGAGGATCTTCCCGCCGAGTGCCTCGGCGAGCTTCGCGACGGTCGAGTTGCCGAGGGCCGCGGCCGAGTCGATGAATCCCGGCGCGGCCTTCCTGAGCCGGCCGGCGAGGACTGCCAGGTAGTCCATGCCGTCGGTCAGGTCGCTGCGCACTTCTTCGGTCATGGGCTCGTGGTCCACGGGTTGCTCCTCGCTGGTGTCGGGGGTGCGGTGGGCGCGGTGCGGCAGGTGAGCTGTCACGTCGCGGGCTGCTGTGCGGGCCTCGTCTGCGAGGCGGCGGAAGATGGGCGTGGCGTCTGCGGTCACGCGCGGCCGCCCAGCCCGGCGTTCCACTGCTCGAACTGCGCGGCCTTGACGCGGGCGGTCCAGCCGCCGGACGTCTTGGCGAACGCGTCCAGGATGTTGGTGGCCAGCGCGCGCAGCGCGGCCGTCTCGCTGTCCGGCCCGGCGTCGCCAGCGTCCGGCAGGGCGGGCGGCGCGGCGGCCTGCTCGGCTTCCAACTCGCCGCGCCACCGGGCGCGCAGCTCCGCGAGCTGGTCCTCCGGCAGCTCCGCGGGCTGGCTCCCCGGCGGCGCGGCGGCCGGGGCCTGCCCGGCGCGGCCGCCGTCCGGCGCGTGCGCGGCCGCCGCGGAGGCCGCGAGGATGGCTGAGACGGCCTCGTCGTCGAACTGGGCGACCGGCATGACCCTGTACCGCATCCACAGGGTCGCGATCGCGTTCCGGAGCGCCGGCTCCAGGTCATCGGCCACGGCGTGCGGCTCCTCGCGGGGTTCGGCTGTCGGCTGAATCCCACTCTGCCAGGACAGGCCCGGTTTCCTCCACGCACGGCCCTAGCCTGTTGGGCGGCAGGTGACAGCAAGCCCGGCGAGAGGGATGACGATGGGATCAGCGGCAGAGGGAACCGAGATCACGGTGCGGTGCCTGCTGCTCTTCGGCGGCATGGCGGAGCTGGAGGTGCCCGGGCAGGATGAGCCGGTGCGCCAGTCGGCGGCGCAGGTCGCCGGGGAGGCCGGCGTCGATGTGGCGGACCTGCCGGGGCGGCTGCTGACGGCGCGGCTGGCCGAGACGCCGGAGGCGGGCCGGGTGCTCAGCGGGTTCCGGCTCGCGGGCTGACCGCGGCGCGGCCGCCGCGGCCCGGCGCTCCCGGACTTGCCGGGGTGCCGGGCCGCGCGCGTGGCAGGGGCGTGCTCAGCGCGGGAGGGTCGCGGGCCGGCGACCGCCGGTCCCCCGGCTGGCTGCGGGGGGACCGGTCCTGCGGGTGCTGCTAGCCGCCCAGCTCCTGCCTCAGGATGGTGAGGCCGACGCTGACCCTGACTTGCGCCAGGTCAAGGGCGTCGAGGCGCCATGGCGCGATACCCACCACCTTGATGACGGCCACCGTGTCGTACCCGGTGAGCCAGTCCAGGATGACGGTGTCGACTAGCCCGGCCGCCGGGCCGCTGATGGGCTCTTCCCGCGACACCGTCCTGGCCCTGACCAGGAGCGCTGCGGCGGAGTCCCAGTCATCGGACATCGGCGGGATCTCGACCGGGACGGGCAGCCCCGCCAGCATCTCGGCGATCACCGCGTAGCTGGCGATGTGGCCCGCGACGGCGGCTTCGAGCCGCTTGACCTCCGGGTCGTCGTGATGTTCCACGCGAATCCTCCTCTGTTGAGTTGTCACCTGCCGCCCGGAGGGGTTCCGCCCCCTCCCGACATGTATTAATTTACCACACTCGCGGATAGTTTTACAACATCAGGAGCCCTGCCCCGCGCGTGATGTAAAACACTCTTTCTATGTTGTAAATGCATCCTTGAACTGGTATTGTCAGTAGTGCCGGAAAGGGGCGCGGAAGCCCCGCCCGGCGGCAGGTAACAACTCAACAGAGGAGGAATCACGTGGCAGATCACGACGATCCGGAGCAGAAGCGGTGGGTAGCCGCCGCCGAGGGAGTGATCGACTGCCTGCTGACCCTGAAGGTCATGCTGGGCGCGCTCCCGATCCCGATCGAGATCGCGCTCTCCGAGGACGACCCCGGAGCTTCCGTTCCGTCCCTGGTCAGGGCCGGAACGCTGCTGGCCGAGGAGCCCATCCCGGAGCTGGCGGCAGCCCTGATCAGAACCGTCATCCTGGAGTGGCTCACCAGCTACGACCAGGTCGCCCTGATCAACCAGGCGGGCTTTGGTCCCTGGCGCCTTGAGGGCCTGGAGATGACCATCCGCCGCATGGCCTACGGGCTGGCCGCCGCGGACGCCGAGCTGCGGAGCGAGAGCTAGCAGGCAGCCGCCGGTGATCCCCCGTCCCTGGCAGCCAGCCAGGGACGGGGCGGCGCGCCCGTCGCGGTTCCTCCCCCGCGAGCGTCCTGCGCGCTGACGGGCCGGCGCGCACGTCCCGCAGGGCTGCCGCCGGGCCGTCGGCCACGCCGGAGAGCGGCAGCCCGGGGTCAGGAAAGGGCGGCGCGTGTTGTAAATGTATCCTCAACTGTGGTAAAGTAATACATGTTGGGAGGGGCGGAAACCCGCCCGGCAGGCAGATTGACAAATCCACAGAGGAGGAAAGACGTGGCAGGTAACCACGACGATCCGGACCGCGAGCGCAAGCGCCATGACGCGGCCCTGGGGGCGCTGCTGGCGCTCTACGAAGCGACCGGGCGGATGCTGGCACTGATGCCGGTGCCCATCACGATCCCGTCCACCAGCTCGGAGGACTGGATGCCCGGCCCGGCGAGCCAGGCTGTCCACCAGGCCGTGCGGCTCATCGGGGACGAGCCCGTCCCCGAGACGATCCAGGCCCTCGCCCGCTGGATCCTGCTGGACTGGCTCACCGCCTACGACCTGGCGGCCAGGTGGGTCCAGGACCTGAGCCCCTGGCGGACCGAGGTGCTGGAGCAGGCGCTCAGCAGGACCGCCACCGGCCTGAAGCTCATGGAGCGCAAGCTCCGCGAGTAGCCACGACCGGTCCCCGGCAGCCAGCCGGGGACCGGCACAGCGGCCAGGCCGCGGAAAGCAGGAAGGGCCGGAGGCCCGGCCCCCGGAGGGGCACCGGAGCCCGTGAAGGCTCCGGCTGGAAGGGCCGCCGGCCCGGCAGGTAACAACTCCTGAGGAGTCACCGACATGGTACACGCAGAAAAGCTGATCCTCCCCGAGATCGCCGCACGGTATGACCGCAAGCCCAACACGATCCGCACCAGGTGGATGCGCGACCCGGCATGGCCCGAGCCCGCCGGCAGGCGCGGCAGGTGGAACGAGTATGACGCCGCCGCCGTCGCCCGGGCCGTCGAGCTGATCGCCGGCCGGCGCCGCCTCGCCGGCGGCGGCCCTGACGAGCTGCTCGACGTCCCCGCCGCCGCCAGGTACACCGGGCTCGCCGCCGCCACCATCCGCTCCGATATCCGCCTCGGCCGCTGGCCGGCGCCTGACGACGACGCCAGCGGGGTCAGGAGGTGGAAGCGGTCCACGGTCGCCGCCGCGGTGGCCGGCCGCAGGAACTACCGCCGCCGCCCCGCCAGGCTGCCCGCGCAGTAGCCCGGCTGGTCAGCGGCCGGCGTGGCTGACCTGGCGGACGTGGCTCCACTGCCCCGGCGCGAACTCGCCGACCAGGCCGCCGGGCGGCCAGCACCCGGAGGCAGCAGCGGCCGGCCGGCAGCCAGCTCCGCGCCGGTGCCCGGCACCACCACAGCACGACGGCCGCAGGGATCGCCTGGACGGCGGCCCGCGGCCTGGGAAAGGTGAGGAGAGCGGGGCGGCTAGTTTCAGCCAGAAGTGAGAAGGAAGCCGCCTCATGGCCTCACAGCGCAAGTCTAGCGGGCGCGCCGCGCCGGCGCGGGGGCGAGGAGAGCGGGATGGCTGGTTCAGTCAGGTAAGGATGAGAAGGAAGCCATCCCATGGCCTCGCCGGTGATGCTACTCCGGGATCAGGCTGGCCAGGTTCGCCGGGGTGATGACCCGCGACCCCTCCGGCAGCCCCTCGGGCTCCTCCAGGCCGATGAACGTCACCGGGTGCCCGGGCATCGTGCTGCCATCCCACGTGGCGACCTGGCCGCCGGGCATGCCCCGGACGAGCCCGGCGAGGTAGCTGACTCGCAGGTAGTCACGCTCGACGACCGCGCGGACCAGCCGCGAGGTGTCGTCCAGGCTGACCTCGGCGGTGCCGCCGCGGACGGGGCCCCTGGCGTACAGGTGCAGCCACTTGGCCCGCCACCGGCCGTCCTCGCCGCGCAGGAACACGACCGGCATCGCGGCCCGGCCGTCGCCGCGCATGCCGGACTTCATCCGCACCGTGGCGGGCTCGAACGGCGCGCCCTGCTGCGCCGTGTCGCGGATCATGAAGCCGAAGAACGACTCGGCGGCGTCGGCGAATGACTCGCCGTCGTAGACGTGGACCTGCGGGACGATCAGGCCGGTGAACGCGGCCAGCCGGATGTCGACGAACTCGGTGGCGCCGTGCGGGGCGCTGGTGATGTCCCCGGAGTAGACGGCCGCGCCGTCGCCGTGGTGGTAGCTGGTCCAGGACACGTGCCCGTCGTAGGCGTAGCCGGGGGTGAGCATCAGCGCGGACAGGTCATAGTCGGTGCGGATCGCGGCCTGCCGCCAGTAGCAGAAGAACCGCAGGATCTCCCCGCTGAACGACGCGACCGACCCGCGCGGCAGGACGCCGAGGCCGCCGGGGAACGCCTTGCCCGACAGCGGCAGCGCCACCCCGTACATGGCGGGGTCGATCAGCAGCGGGCTGGCCAGGCTGAGCCGGCAGGTGATCTCGGCGTCCAGGATCTCGGTCAGCCACGCGGCGCGCTCGCGGTCCAGCGGCGGCCGGGTGTCGGCGGCCGCGGTCGCGTGCGCGGCCTGGCCGGCGAACACGCGGCTGACATCGGTGGGCGTCACCCGGTTCTGCAGGTGCTCGCGCAGGGACAGCAGCACGCGGCCCGAAGCCCGCGGCGCGCAGTCCGCCGCCGCGACGAGGACGGCGGCCGCGTCAGCGTCGCCGGCGGCCGTGCGGAGCAGCCGGTCGGCCGAGCGGAAGAACATGCCGGCTGCCGTCGTAGCGCAGCCGCAGCTGCGGCGATGCCGGCGCCGCGTTCGGCGACGCGATCGGGACGCCCTCGCCGCGGCGCTGTGACCAGGCGACCAGGGCGCGGCGGTCGCCGGGCGGCAGGAGCGACAGCACCCACTCGTGGAGCTCGTCGAACATGACGTCCTCGCCGGTGGCCTTGACGGTGTAGCTGCGGGACTGGGCCAGGCGGCCGCGGATCCGGCGGGCGGCCGGGGCGAGCGCCTGGCCGGCCGCGATGGCGATCGCGACGCGGGGCGCGCGGTCCTGGAGCGCCGCGGCGAGCGCGGCCGCCGGCGCCGCGCCGCCCTGGGTTACTGACTGCGCGGGCACGCGGTCCTCCTTCCCCGGCACCGGAACGGCATCTGGCGGACGGCGGCCTGGAGCGCGGCGCGGGCCTCCGCGGACGCGGCGTCGCGGGCAGCCGCGGCGAGGCCGTACATGATCAGGCCGCGGATCTGCCGCCGGTACCACCTGGTGGCGACAACGCGCAGGACCGCGTTGCACAGCCGCCAGGCGATCACGTCGCGGCGCCCGGACGGCGGCGGGGCATCATGAGCGGTCAGTCCCCCTTGACATTCACAATTTGGCGAAGCTCATGCTTGATCTCGACCAAGTCCGCTGCGTCTCGCATGACCTGCTCAACGTCCTTGTACGCCTGCGGGATCTCGTCAAGGAACTCGTCGGAGCGGCCCCACTCGATGCCCTCCATCGCCTCATCGAGCTGCGCGCGGGTGAACGTCTTGCGAGCGGCTGACCGGGAGTAGTTCCGGCCCGCGCCGTGCGGAGAGCTGTTCAGCGCCAGGCGGTTCCCCTTCCCGGTGACGACATAGGAGCGGGTGCCCATCGATCCGGGGATCAGGCCGGGCGTTCCCTCGCTGGCGTCGATCGCGCCCTTCCGCGACAGCCACACCTGCTTGCCGAAGTGGGTTTCCTGCTCGGTGTAATTGTGGTGACACTGCACCACCTCCAGCCCTGACACCGGCCGGCCGGTCCAGTCCTGCACGCAGCAGATGACCCGGTGCATCATCTCCTGGCGGTTCAGCAGGGCGAAGTGCTGCGCCCACCGCAGGTCGCGGATGTAGTCCCAGAACTCGCGGTCGCCCTGCACGAGGTAGGCGAGGTCCGGGTCGGGCAGCCTGATCCACCGCTGACGGCATTGTTCCTGCGCGATCCTGATGTGCCGCACGGCCAGCTTGTTGCCGACACCCCGGCTCCCGCTGTGCAGGAACAGCCAGACGCAGCCGCGCTCGTCAATGCTGACCTCGATGAAGTGGTTGCCGCTGCCGAGCGAGCCGAGCTGCATGCGCCAGTTCGGGGCGATCTGCTCGGCGCTGGCCGAGCCGTCCCGCGCCTCCAGCTCGGCGATGCGCTCCGACGTCTCGTCGCTGTCGAGGGCCGTGTTGTACTTGCCGGCCGACAGCGGGATCGCGTTCTCGATCGCCACGCGCAGCGCCGGGAGGTCGCCGCGGTTCCTGACGTCGTCCATCGTGAGCTGGGTGCGGACGGCATGCATCCCGCAGCCGATATCGACTCCCACCGCAGCGGGCATGATCGCGCCGAGCGTCGGGATGACTGACCCGACCGTGGCGCCCTTGCCGAGGTGAGCGTCGGGCATGAGCGCGATGTGGGGGTAAATGAACGGCATCTGCGACGCTCGGACAGCCTGCTCGCGAGCGTTCGGCTCCAGGATGGATGCCCAGTTCATGAGGCGCTTGCTGACCTGTTCCATTACTTCGCTATCTCCTTCTCGGTGATCTGGCCGGCTGACAGGGGGATGACTGCGCTGATCGCGGCGTGCAGAGTGCGGAGCGCGCCGCGGCCGCGGAGATCGGCGGCGGTGTACTGGGTGCGGACGGCCATCATGCCGCAGCCGATGTCGACCCCGGCTGCGGCGGGGATGGTCGCGCCGAGGGTCGGGATGACCGACCCGACGGTGGCGCCGGCGCCGAGGTGCGCGTCCGCTCAGCCTGCTCCCTGGTGGCGGGCTCGAGGATCGACGCCCAGCTCATGAGCTTCCTGCTGATCTGCTCCATGTCGTTCCTCAGCCCTTTTCCCCGCCGCCCGGGCCGGTGCCCGGGGATGTGCGGTGGTCGTTGAAGTGGTGGTCGGACAGCAGGCGGCGGAGCATGGCGGCGGGGTCGCCGCCGTTCTCGATCGCCACCGACGAGATGGCCTCGCCCAGGTGCGGGGTGCTGTACAGGTACAGGAGGCAGCGGCCGCAGCGGGGCCGGCCGGCCTGGTCGAAGGCCAGCGGCGCGGGCCAGCTCCCGGTGCCGGGGCACGGGCCGCCGCCGGGGGCCTGGTGGCGGCCGAGGGTGCCGTCTCGGCAGCGGCGGTGCCGGCGAAGGCAGGACGGGCACTCGCCGCGCCGCGGCGGGTCAGTCCCGGTCACCGGGGTGCTCCAGGCCGAGGGCGGCCCGGCCGCGGTACTGGCCGCGGCGGGTCAGGTGCCAGGCCCGGCGGCGGTGGCCGCCGGCTGTCTCGGGTCCCCAGGTGCCGTCTGCCCAGCCCTCGGCTTCGAGCTGGTTCAGGAACCCGTAGAGGCGGCCGGCGCCGACCTGCGCGACCCGCATGAGCGTGTAGCCGTGCAGGTTCGGGGCGCCGGTCAGCAGGGCGGCGAGGACGCGGCGCTCGGCGCGGCTGAGCCGCCGGGTGTACCCTCCGGGGCCGGTCAGAGCCCTGGCCATGGTGCCTCCGTGCGGATGAGGTGCTCGGTGAGCCACGGCAGCGCGGCCCAGTCCCGGACGCGGCGCGGCTGCTCGCCGGCCCGGGTGATGACCTGGGTGGCGAGGCGGTCTGCGGTGAGGTCCCACGCGGCGCCGGCGAGGTCGCTGTGCCCCTCGGCGATCAGGGCGCTGGTCTCGGTCACGTCGCCGGTGATCGCGTACCCCCAGGCCAGGAGCTGGAGGCCGATGCCGGCCGGGCTGTCGAGGAACTCGGCCACGCTGGCCGCCTCCGGCGGCGCGGTCATGTGGCGGCTGCCGGGGACATCGCGGCCAGGACAGAGTGCCGGTGGTGCAGGACGACGGTGCCGGCGCAGGCCACGTTCAGGGACACGGGCCGGGGTGTCTCGATCCGGACGAGGTGGTGGCAGCGGTCCAGGACCGCGGGCGGCAGGCCGTGGTCCTCGGCGCCGAGGAGGTAGCAGGCGCGCGGCGGGTGCCGGAAGCCGGCCAGCGGCACGGCGTCGTCGGTGAGCTCGACGCCGACCAGCGCGGCGGACCACGGCAGGTGCGCGGCCAGGTCGGTGATGCTGGCGAAGTGGAGCAGCGGGACGGCATGCGGGGTGCTGACGGTATCGCTGGCCTGCCGGTCGTAGCGGCAGCCGACGGTGAACACGAACGCGGCGCCGTACAGCCACGCTGAGCGGAGCAGCGACCCGGTGTTCGCGCTGTTCTTGGGGTGCCAGATCCCGACGGCGAAGTAGCCGCGGCGGGCGTCGCGGTCAGCGCGGCGGCGGGTCACCGGCGGGCCGCCCGGGCGGGTGCTTCAGCCATGCTGTTCCTCCTCCTCTTCTTTCGTGCTGCGGGGCCAGCCGCAGGGCAGGGCGCGGGCCGCGTCGTCGTAACCGGGGTCGCCGGGCCGCACGAGGTGCCCGTGCTCGCGGAGCAGGCCGCGGTACTTGTCCGGGTCGCCGCCGGCCTGCTTCCACAGCTCAGCCGGCGAGGGGTCGTGGTCAGGCAAGGTCGTCTCCTGAGGGGAGCTGGGCGCGGATCGCGGTGGCCACCTCGGCGGCCGCGGGCCACAGGCGCTGCCGGCCGTCGCAGGGCACCGGGGAGCGCAGCGGCACGGGACTGCTGAGCTCCCAGTGGAACTGGGAGGGCCGCGCCCAGCGGCCGCAGGTGCCGGGCCTGCACTCGCCGTCGGGGTGGCAGCCGGCGAGGATGACGGCGCCTATGACGTTGCCCGTCCACAGCGACCTGGTCCAGTTCGCCCGGCTGAAGCGGCGGCCGCGGGGCGGCGGGATCAGGCCGGCGGCGGTAGTAGCCGCCGGCTTCCTTGACCCGGAATCCGCCGGTGACCGGGGCCAGCTCCGGCAGGAGCACGGTGTCCTGCTCAGCCACGGGGACGGTCCTTTCTCGCCTGGGCGTCGCGCCCGTGAAGGCGTGGCAGGCGCCGCAGTACCCATAGCGCTCGTCGTCGGGGTGGTGGGATGTGCGGCCGCAGTCCGGGCAGGTGAAGCTCACCGCTGCTGGTCCTCCGCGCCGAGCCGGATCACGCTGGCCAGCGCGGCCGGGTCGGCGCCGGTGATCAGCCGGGCCTCGGCGCATCCGCAGGGGACGCGGAGCGTGACGTCCTCCGCGGTGGCGCCGCCCTCGATGGTGGGGGCGTGCGTGGTGTAGCCCTGGACGGCGTTCCAGCCGCGGCCGGTGACGCACGACGGGCAGCGGTCCCGGCCGTCGCACTCGTCGTCCAGGGCGGCGAGCTCATCGGCGTAGCCGTCGTCCGGGTCGCCGGGCCAGGCGTGCATGTCCGCTGCGCAGTCCTGGTGGTCGCCGCCGTTCCCGCAGCCGCCGCAGGCCTTGCAGATCACGTCGCAGACCAGGATCGGGCCGTGGTCGCCGCGCATCTCGAACCGGTCGCCGGTGACGCCCAGGCCGCCGCAGCTGCCGCACGGCACCGCCCGCGCGGGGACCGTGACCTGCAGCACGGCGTAGCCAGGCCCGGCGGGCTCAGGCACCCCCGGCGGCCGCGCTGCCAGGTAGGCGCGGGCCAGCGCGACAGCCGGGTCCAGGTCCCCGGCGACGTCGCCGGCGCGGAACGCCTGGGTCACGGCGTCGTAGTCCTCGTAGTCCAGCGCCTCGGCGTCGAGCAGGCCGGCGAGGGCGGCGCCGACCGCGGGCGGCAGCGACGTGTCCGCCCGGGCCTGCTCCGCGGCCGCCCGCAGTTCGCGGGCGACAGTCAGGTCAGTCATGATCGTTTTCCTTTCCGGGCCGCCGTGGTGCCGGCTGCCGCTGCCAGATCGCGCCGCATGGCGGCGCCGTTCGCGGGCGACGGCTTCGCCGATCCTGAACGGGTTGCCCCACTTCGACGGCCGGGCGGCCATCACGGCGCCGGGCGGCAGCCGCCAGCCCTTCGCCCGGCTCAGCTGGATCCGGGCGGCCTCCCGGCTCCCGGTGGCGGTCACTGTGCACCGCCAGCCGCGCCGGGGTCCCGCAGGAGCCAGGGGGCCTCGGCGCGGACGCGGGCGAGCAGCAGCTGGAAGCAGTCGTCGCAGACAGTGGCCAGCTCGTCGTCGCCCTCGTGGGGCTGCCAGGTCTGGCGCATCTCGGTGATCGCCTCGGCGTCGGGTCGGCCCCGGATGAACGTGCCGCCGCAGGCGCCGCACTGGTAGGTCTCGCCGGGGTGGCCGCTGGGCGGCGTCACCGGCGGTCACCGCCGGCCGTGCTGCCCGCGCTCCCCTCGTCGCGGGCCAGGGCGGCTGTGCCGCCGGGCCGGATCCCGGTGATGCGCCACCGCCCGGACAGGCTGGTCCCGGCACGGTTCGCCCGGGCGGCGGTCTCGGCGACGGCGGCGCGGCACGGGCAGTCACGCAGCATCCGGCCCGACAGGCGGCACTCCACGGGGTGCTCGATTGTCCAGCCGTCCGCGGCGAAGGTGACGTAATGGTCGGTGCCGACCCCGTCGTAGACCTTCTGCCGCTCGGCCGCCCGGATAGCGGCCGCGGCCTCGGCCAGCTCGGCGGTGGGCAGCGGCCCGAGCTGGCCGGCCATGATCTCTTCCATGATCCGCCGGCACTCTTCCAGGCTGGCCTGGCGTGCGGCGGCGTCACGCCACTCCAGGAGCCGGCCGCGCCGCTCTCGCCGGGCCCCGCCGATGATGGAGTCGAGCTCGCTTTCATTGCCTGTCATCAGGGATGTCCTTTCCGGCCTCGGTGGCCTCGGTGGCGGAGCGGATGGCCAGCACGCCGCGGAGCCCGGTCAGCTCCAGCAGCCGCATCACCTTCCCGTCGCCCAGGGCGATGCCCAGGGGGCATTCGTGCGCCCGGGAGTACTGGTAGGCGCCGATGAGGACGGCCACGCCGTGGCTGTCGATGAGCGTGCAGCCGGTCAGGTCGATGACCCGGGGGCCGGTGCGGGGCGCGCGGCGGACCTCGTCGCGGAGTGCGCCGCAGGTGCGGGCGTCGAGGCTGCCGGTGACCGCGATGACGGTGCCGGCGGCGCCGTCTGTGGTGGCGATGGCGAAGCCGGGCATCAGGACAGCGGCCCTTCGCCATGCCAGGCGCGGAGCCAGGCGCGGCGCCGGGCGGCGGTCAGGGCGGCGTAGTGCGCGCCGCCGCGCGCCAGGCCGCCGAATGGCCCGGGCTCGGCCGGGAGCTGCTCGGCTCGCACCGTCCCCGGGCAGTCGTGCGGGAGTTCCGGGTGGTCGGCGCAGTGCGGGCAGATCAGGGCCGAGGCCGGGTCTTGCAGCCGGGCGGTGCAGGCGGCGCAGGTGAGCGCCCGGTCCACGTGCTCGTGCGGGCACGCGACGGTGACCAGGGCGACGGCCGGCTGCGCGCACATGAGCGGCAGGGACAGCGGCAGCGGAGGCCGCGGCCCTGACGAGAAGCTGCCCGGGTCGACCGTGCAGGGCGCCCCGGCCAGGAGGGCCAGGCGGCCGGGGTCAGTCACCGGTGCCGCCGCCTGGGTAGACGTGGAGCGTGTCCAGGTAACGGGCGGCTTCCCTGAGGTTGAGGACCGCTACCTCGGCCCCCGATATCGCCATGATCAGGCGGCCGGCCGCCGCTGACGCTGTCCCGGGGCCGTTTACCGAGACGTCGGAATGGAGGCCGGCGAGTCGCTGGAGCGCGCTGGCGCGGCCGGAAAGCTCGCCGAGGAGCCGCGAGAGCATGGTGGCCGTCTTGTGCACCGGCTCGATGATGCGCACCAGGTCCCGCGGGCCGGCGGGCACGCCGTCGGCCACGCCGGCAGTGAGCGTTTCGATCATCCCGGCCGCGGCCTTGGCCATGTCACGGGCCTCAGCGGCCGTGCGCGGCGCCATCGGGGCGGCCTGCGGGACCGCCGCGGCGAAGGCGCTGGCGACAGCGGCCGCGTGGCCGCGGCCCAGGCCGGACAGGCCGAGGGTGTCCTGCCCGAGGGCGATGGCGACGCCGAGGATCGTCAGCTCAGACGATGACGCGACGGCGCTGCTGTCGCGGAACGCGCGGGCGGCGCGCCAGTCGATGACGGCACCTCCGGGCCCGCGGGGCCGGATGGCGGCGTCGCGGAAGTCCTGCCGCCGGAGCCACGTCTCGTGCCAGATCAGCAGGTCGACTGCCGCGATCTCGGTGCTGGCGCTGCCGCGCGCCGGCTCGCGCAGCCGTTCCGCCAGGCCATCAGGTATGTCAGTCATTACCGGTTCCTTCCTGGCGGGCGGCGGCCGCGCCGTGGATGCGGCGCAGGAGCGTGCCGCCCTCGACGTGGCTGTGCAGGAACATGGCCAGCGCGGCGATCGTGCCGGCGGACGGCTGCGGCCGGGCCCGGGGCTGGAGGCGGTGGTGGCGCGGCGGCGGCCCGCGGCGGGCCAGCGGGACGCCGACGGCGGCGGCGTGGAGCTTCGCGGCCTCGGCGTCGATCCCGTAGATCC